CATTCTTTTACTTCTTTACCTCTTAATCATATTATTACTACTATCGACCACCACCACCTCGACAACCACCTCGACCTTGACCTTGACCTCGTTTAAGTAAGGGAACCTACGGTTCCCTTATGATCCCTCCCTTTATTTATATTTCTGAATGTTACGTCGCGATAATGAATATTTTTATCGATAAATGCACATAAAATTGATATGCTTTTTTAAAATTAAATCTAAGGTAACTTATATAAAAGTCGAAGTGACTTATTAATCAACAATGTCCGCAAATAACACAAACCAACCAGAGGAAAATATGGAGTGCTGCATATGTTACGAGTCAATCGGTAACCAAAACAACTGCACCACGCCATGTGGTCACAAGTTTTGCTTTGTATGCATGATGAAATCGCTCGGTGTGAACAATACGTGTCCGTGTTGTCGAGCTGTTTTGGTAGAAGAAGAGAAGGAAGAAGATATCGAAGAAGATGACGAATACCTAGAGAGCGACGACGATGACGACGATAGTCTGTCCGATTATCGCGATAATCAGGTGGAAGCATCTGCCGAAAAAATCGCCGCTCGTTTAGTGGCGAAGGGATACACGATGGCTGATATTCTGACGTTGTATTTACGACGTCTCGATTCATCTAACGAAAGAACGTCTCGCGAATTCATTGTAAAGCTTGCCCACGATCACGATGAAATTATCGAAAGTGAGGACGTAGCCGTTCAAAACGAACATCGCGAGAAATTTGATATGATGGGTGAAGATGCGCGCCGCCATAGCCGCCCCGTAAATTCGTGGTTAGAGTCTGAACCCGAATCTGATATTCTATCGAACCTGTTTTCGGAGGGAACCTGAGCGACAGTGTAGGTAAGCGACTGAACTCTGTCGACATGCGAAGCGTGTCGAAGGAGTTTGTATCAATTAATCAGATTATGCGAAACTTGGTCGTGGTATTTTGGGAAAGAAAAATAAACCAACAAAATAAAATAAAAAATAAAAACGTAAAAAATAAGATAAAAACCTTATTTTTTTATCAAACAATACACAATACAAATGATGTATAATTTCCATATAGATGGGAATAAATACCCACACGTAATTCCGGCATTCATTGAAGTCAGTCAACATTCCAATGTGAAATATGAGTGGGACAATGAAAACAGTGTTCTTGTATTAGACAGGATATTACACTCGTCGGTTTTTTATCCAGAAAATTATGGGTTTATACCCCAAACGTTGTGCGGAGACGGAGATCCGTTGGACGTTTTAGCAATATCAAGTCAGCCATTACAACCGGGAACCATCGTATATGTTCGACCCATTTGCTATATGGATATGACGGACGAAAAGGGTAAGGATGAAAAAGTGATTGCCGTGGTCGATAAAGATCCATATTATTCGAATGTTCACTCAATGAAAGACCTATCTCCACATACACTTGCTAAAATAAAGGAATTTTTTGAAACATACAAACGATTGGAGCCAAATAAATGGGTGAAGGTTGGCGAATGGTATGATACGGCAGATACGCTTCGATTGGTATGTTCAACACACGAACAATATATTAATTCGGTGAAGACAATTGAATAGATGAAGATGTTGTATTATCAATCATTTCGTCCATTATTGAGATTCGCATTTTACGATGGCCTGTATTTTCGCTATCAAATAGCAATAGTTTAAACTTATGGGTTGAATATTCGGCCAGTTGTTCGCTACTATCCAATGTATACATTCGTTTTACAGTCTTCAGGTAAACTGTATAACGATAACTAGAGTCAGAAATAACAGTGCGATTGAATACGATACCTTCGTGTGAGTTCTCTGTTAATTCTGGATCATGAATGCATGAATATAGCATATCGCACTCCATTTGAACGCGTTGAATCGATTTAACGTCCGTGTTTATTCTATCGATATCTGCGAATTGTGCGGTTAGAAACTGGGTAGATCGATCTGAAACGGAGTTTTTAAAGACGTATTTATTGAAACATATCTGATTCAATATATCGACTAATCTACGAATCGGACTTGTAATGTGAACATACGAATCCACATTCAGCGACATATGTCGTAAGTCAACTGATTCGTCGTATAATTGATATAAACTATTTGTATTTCTCCACGATTCCAATACACGACGTGTATCACAATCCGTATCAGTTGAGTTAGAATGTGACTTAGTGATAACCGACCGAAACACACCAGTTTTCGATACGTGCAGTTTTTGCGCCGCCATTGAATTCATATAAACCATCCAAAATGCTACAGCATCGTGGCTGTCTACCACAGACGCATCTAATTTTCGCGCGATTTCAAATAGTGTTTTGTAATGCGTATTTTTCAACAACGATTTCTCTTCATATCGAAAATTTTTACTAACATTCACTTTCGCATTGAAAAATCGGACCGAGTCTGGTCGAATCAGACCGTAAACTTTATTAATTGCGACTTCCATCGCAAATGTGACTCGATTTGTATTTTCAAGTAGGCTACAAATGCGGTCGGATAGAGCGGTTGGAAGCATGGTTTTACGGTCATCTGGTAAATAAATAGTGGACACGCGTGGGGTCATATGATCCCAAAGTTGGAGTGTGTCTATACATGTATATACATTCGCTATATGAACCGTCACAATCCATTCGTCGTTTCGTGTTTGAATACTAAACCCGTCGTCTAGGTCCACGCTTCCAACGGGATCAATTGTAAACATATATTCGTCCGTATGATCTTCGATGCGATATCGTTCTTCCGCACACATTTGTTCAACGATATCATTTTCACTAGTCGATTTCAAGAGAATATTCAGCTCTTGATTAAACTTAGCAATCGAGTGTGTAAGATTTCGTGTCCATAATTGATAAGTGCAAAATGCGCGAAAATCGTTAACGTCGCCAATCGTTTCCGTAATGGTCCCGGCGGGGTGTTTACCGTTCCAGTTAGAAAATTGGAATAATATATATTTATTCACGAGCAATTTATGGAACCCTATTTTTAAATCGTATGGGATCAAAAAAATAGGGAGTGTTTTATCAAACGGTATACATTTATACAGAACTCGCCCGTTTGCGCTGCGGCCAAATGTTTGACTCCCATTTAGAATGAGAATGCCGGGGATTGACTTATTTTCGCGAATGGGTGAATGTATGATATCTAAGTCTTTATTATCATATACTGTAAATTCGTCACCGACCAATAGTTTATTCGCAACAGGGTCTATGCTCGCGATCGGCGGTATAGTCGACCATGTTCTATAGTCGCGATTTTCTGATTGAAATTTGTATATGTTATTCATGCAATATAATTACACACGAACTATTTAAATCGTATTTAATATATTATTCACATATTATATATGAATGTCCAATTATGCGACAGTTCCATTAAATATTTTTCAAACGTATCATACGTTACATTTACCAGAACAAATGAGGGTATGTGTAAACAAATTGAAACAAAATAACCCAGAATTTACGCACCATTTATACGACGACACAATGTGCCGAGAATTTATAAAACGTAATTTCCAAGACAAGGTGGTTAGGGCGTTTGATATGCTGAATCCAGGCGCATATAAGGCCGATTTGTGGCGATATTGTGTCCTATATATACACGGTGGAATTTACCTAGATATTAAATATGGGTGTGTGGGCGACTTTAAATTGATAGAATTGACCAAGAAGGAACATTATGTGAAAGATCAAATATTGGCGGGTGTGCGAGGGGTGTATCAAGCATGTATGATACATTTTCCGAAGAGTGAGGTGTTGATACAATGTATTGATCAGGTAGTAACAAATGTGCAAAATAGATATTATGGAACGAACGCGCTAATGATAACGGGACCACACATGATGCGGGCATTTGTGTCGGATGATATATTTGATAAATCTGAACTGCATTTAAATGAGAATAAGCGCTGTATTTATTACAACGACCGACCTATATTACGTGTATATACGGGTTATAGAACCGAATTACAACAAACGCAGACACTGCCGCCGTATTATGTATTATGGGAAAAACGTAAGGTATATGGCCCAATTAAATTAATGCAATTGACTTGAAGATATCATGCGTAATATAATATAGCATGAATTTGATAATAACAGTATTTGCGGTTTGTTCGATAGGTGTAGTGGCTGTCGTATGTATATGTAGTTTAGCTGCATATGCATTATTGGCTCGAAATTATCACCGAGCGGCAGGGTATCTTGGCGAGCATCAAAATTAACTTGCGTTTATCCGAACAAAATGTGTCTATAATATAAACCCACATGAATTGGTTTGATGAATTACTAGACCGAATACGACATTTTTTTGAATATTATTTGTGTTGGAATACGCTTACAAATCGATCGGTAAAATGGGATGACGATTTAAATGATGTTTCGTATACACATTCCGATGATGATTATGACCGGACATCGGTTCCTGTATCATCCGCGAGATACCGGGATTTTGATTTCGCGGATATTTACGGGCGCAAGGTATAGTGTTCAAACTCCTTTCACTAGCGTCTTCGGCTCCGGCTCGCTCCAACACGAGTCTATTTCTTCAAACGCATAGCCCAAAATGGGTAATTCAACGATTTGCCTGAACCAAATGGCGGGGTCCATGACTCGTCTCCGTCAATCACGACCGATCCCATTTTTTTTCGCAATAGACTCGATATACTCTGATCGTGCCTATTTTCTTTAAACTCCGCACATTGACCATTTGTATTGTAAAAATCGGTGCATAAACGTGGGTTCGCACTAATAATTCGATCATATTCATTTAAATAATTCATCAAATGCTCATTTTTTTTCATAATCAACACGCCGCCCAAATATTGCCCACTATTCGCATGTTCTCCCCCAATATCGACCCCAACCGCTTGGAATATTTCTTTTGTTGTCCACGCCTTTTCGCATTGAACGCTGCCTAATCCGCAGTTTCCGCTCATTTGGAATGATAATATGCCGTATGGACTATTATCTAGCAAATCGATATATTCCGCAAGGCGGTTTCGTCCATACAGATTTAATTTGCAACCTGCATCTAAATATATCAAATAATCGCCATCTCGCATTCTGTTTACAGATTGGCGAATAATTTCTTGTTTCCATATCCAATACCCCCCCCCTCGTTTCATATCAAGTATTTCTTTGTATTTGGTCTGAAATTCTAGAGATAGGTCGTTCGGGCCATATCCATTAATCGTTGTGAAAATACCAAACTCGTGTGCTTCTAACACAAGTCTACGTTTCGCCTCTTCAAATACTTCGTTTGCATAAGTAATAAAGTGTATTTTACGTGTAGGTGGCTGATATGTAGATTGAAAACGTTCAGCCCAATAACTGACCGTCGTTTTACGCATATTATATATATTATCGCGTTTTTTTCCTTCGATCTCAATATATGCCTTTTCCAAAAGATCGCGATTGATTTCCGCCCACGAATTCACAACTAAAATTGGTAAATCTTGGTATAATTCATTCAAATTCGATGATAAAACAATGGGAATACAACCGATCGCAACTGCTTCCCACGTTCTGTGGCAGTCTTCTCCCGCCCCCCTCGGGGATAAGACGAATTTATATTTTGACCATTGTCTATAACATTCGGGGTTCGTCACAGGGATTTTGATTTGTCCCTCTATATGAGAAGGCATCATATATGTTCGCATATTTGGTATAAAATCCAATATTGTGCAAAAATCTGTCCATTTGGTCTTGGCGTATTCAATTAATTTCACGCGAGAGGGGTCTGTCGACGGACTATAGTTCATACATAATAATTTAGTTTTGGAAGATGATGTAGACTTATGTTCGCGCAGCCAGTTCGTGATCGCCGCATATTGACGATTATAATTCAGGCCAATGGGCATTGCAGACATGTTAGGATGATGAAACGGTTTATTCCATGTAAAACAGTGTTGTAGTTTCGGATGGTCGAGCCATTCTGAATTTAATTTTACAACATCACTTTCGATAATGATGAGAACGACGGTTGCAGGAAATTTCGAAATTATGTTTTGAAAAAAATGTTTGATGATTTCAGGGTATCCGGTTAAACAAACGTATTGAATACCGATTCGATACGCGAAGTCATAATGTGGTAAATTCCAAATTCCTCGCGTGAGTAGTAATCCGCCAACCGACGCTACCCATTGCGCAATCTTATCTTCAGTTAGAATCATATAGTCTATGTAAAGGTATCGATACACGTTTATATTGATATGTGTAATTAAATAATGGGGTTTTCAATGGAAAACGTTCTTTATATTTATTGAGCAAACGAAATAAACCTATCTTGGGAATAATAGTTAGTAAATGCCGCCTAAACCAAAATATTATGCTAAGAAGGTATCCAAGCCATCGTCGACATCAAGACCTACATCAACAATGTCGACTGAAGTTACGAGCGCATCCTATTTGGTGATTGTAGAGTCTCCGTCGAAGTGTGCTAAAATCGAGTCCTATCTCGGTTCAGACTATCGATGTATTGCGAGCAAAGGACATATTCGAGAGCTGCTTGGGTTAAAGAGCATAGATACTAAAAATAACTATCAACCAACATTTACGATTATACCAGAAAAGGCGGATCATGTGAATAAAATGCGTGAAATTATATCCTATTTTCCAAAACAGAATATTATTTTGGCGACGGATGACGATCGCGAGGGAGAAGGTATTGCGTGGCATATATGCGAAGTGTTCAAATTGTCTATTGCGACAACTCGACGGATAGTGTTTCACGAAATTACGCAATCCGCGATTCAATCGGCGATTCGAGAACCAAAAACAATTGATGTTAACCTGGTTCATGCACAACATGCACGACAAATCTTGGACATCTTGGTCGGATTCAAAATTTCGCCACATTTGTGGAAACATGTGCAAAATGGAAAAACGAATGCGTTATCTGCAGGGAGGTGTCAAACGCCTGCCCTCCGTTTAGTATACGACAATATGAAGGAACGCGAGGCATCTGGTATGGAAATGCGGTATAAAACACTCGGTTATTTCACTTCTCATAATTTGGATTTTCATCTTGGACATGAATTCGAGGAAGAAGGTCAAATGGAACAATTTTTGAATCAATCGGTTGCCCATAAACACATAATGGAGATCGGCGCCGAAAAAACGGTCACGAAATCCGCCCCAAAACCATTTAACACGTCCAGGTTGTTACAAGTCGCAAGTAACCAGTTGCGAACGTCGCCCAAACAAACCATGCAACTGTGTCAAACATTATATCAAAGTGGATTAATTACGTATATGAGAACAGATAGCACGAAATATGCGGGTGCATTCTTGGACATTGCACGTAAATATATCGCAACATCATACGGTGGAGACGAATACATTGGTGATTTGAATGCGATTGAGAACAAGGATAAGTCAAACCCACACGAGGGTATACGTGTGACGGATATTAGGATAACGGAATATCCGCACGATTGCACGGGGCGCGAAGCGTCCATGTATAAATTAATCTGGCGCAATACCTTGGAAAGTTGCATGTCGGACGCAAAATATCTGTCCACGACAGTCTCGATATCTGCTCCCAGTATGGATAAGAGTCGAAAGAATTCACCAATATTCTACACACATATCATTGAAATCCCCACATTTCTTGGATGGAAAAAGGTTTCTGATAAAATGCCCGACCAATCGGAATTAACATCGCGTAAAATGTTTGTTAAGGGATATCACGGCAAGGAGGTGAAATATAGTCGAATCGAAAGTAGTGTAGTTGTTCGAAACAAGACATCATATTATACCGAGGCGAGTTTGATTCAAAGCTTGGAAAAATTGGGTATAGGAAGACCTTCTACATTCGCCACACTGGTAGACACAATCCAAGACCGCGGGTATGTAAAATGCACGGATGTTGTAGGAGAAGCCAGAAAATGCGTGGAATTTACACTACGTGTGAATGAAATCTTGGACAAACGTATATTGGAGAAGACATTTGGTAATGAAAAAGATAAGTTGGTCATTCAACCTGTGGGTATACTGTGTATAGAGTTTCTGGTAAAACATTTCGAAGAGTTATTCTCATACGATTACACCAAGAATATGGAGGAAAAGTTGGATGAAATCGCATCACAAATCGAGGACGCGAATACATGGTATGATGTGTGTTCCCAATGTGTATCTGAAATAGATAAATTATCCAAGCCAGTTTCCAAGTTAACAAAAGAAGTATATCGAATTGACGATACACATGAAGTAGTATTTAGTCAATATGGTCCATCAATCAAGGAAACGGCCGAGGATGGCGCAGTGAGTTTTCACGCGATGAAAAAGTCCAAGCTTGTCTTGGACAAATTGCGTGCAGGTGATTATAGTGTTGACGATTTGGTTGAAATAAAAAACAGTATCTTGGGTGAATACGAGGGACAAGTATTGAAATTAAAAACCGGCAAATACGGACCTTATGTAGAATGGGGTAAGAATCGCGAAAATATACGGGACTGGAAGCGACCTTTAGATGAACTTACTTTATCAGATGTGATTGAATTGATAGAGTCCAAGAAGCAAACTAGTAAATCGACGGGTATTTTACGGAACCTTGGTGGTGCGATGAGTCTGAGAACAGGAAAATTTGGACCATATGTATTTTATAAAACGGAGAAGATGAAGACGCCCAAGTTTTTCCCACTTAAAAAGTGTCCTCATCCATATGATACATGCACGGAAGCAGATCTCGTTTCGTGGGTGACGGATACATTTTTAAGCAAATAATGTATAAAAATTCAAGTTCGCTAGGAAAATCGAATCATAGTATAAATGGACGGAGGGTTTACAAAATACTTTTACATCGCGTTGATGTTTATTGTCGCATTTATAGCAATGTATAACTATATAACATCAGCTATTGGGTTTGGCCTGGTGTTCGCAGTGCAAACAATATATACACTGGTGTTTTTGTTCGACGTATTAAAGGATTACGCAAGAGGATTCAAATCACTAACTTTAACGTTTCCCAAGAATCCCCTGATTGAAAATAATTCGGTTTCTATACCATTATATTGGGTAATATGTCCGGGTGTAATATTACAATTCGCCGCATCTTTATTTACTGTATTATCGACTGATTTTCTGCATAAGAAATACAATAGTATAAGATTGTCTAGAAACGCGACATGGAATTTAGATTTGTATAAATGGATGTTTATTTTGGCCACTGTCGCATTAATGGTGTTGACCCGTAGTTACATGTGTGATTTTACAGACACAATATCCTCAGTGAAATTTTCGGGTAATTACAAATCATTGTTAATCACTGCGTTTTTCATATCGATGGTATTGCCGGTTATAAACGTGATCAATGCACACAGCCTATCAAAAATACTGGTTACTACTACGGATGGTTAACGTGGACGAAAACACATACATGTTTGTCCATTATCTTTTCTTTAATTTTGATCCATATGGTATATAATTTATCACCATCCGAAGCATTGCAAATACAATTACAATGATTGTTATAGCGAGAATAAAAGTTAAATATACACTTATATTGTTTACCCACCTGAACAAGTTACAAAAGAATCCGATTATATGTTGGGCCGGTGTTTGAGGACTTTTGGAATATTCCATACATTTCTTTACTATGAAAAATACTGATTCATTCAAGAATATGATGAATTTTGTATATAGACTGGAACAATTTGGACATATCAAATAATTAATTTTCAGTAATATGCGACTATCTTTGTAGTCCATGTTTTTGTTGTACGATCCTTCTACCCAGTGGTATTCGCGATTGAAGTCTAGAATACCGAATTCGTAATTGGAAAAATGATGTGATTTTTTAGAATCTAAAAAATGAACCTTGAAGTCGTCGTTCGAGTTTACGTATACTAGTGCTCTAACGATTGTAGCATCGTTTATAAATCTTAGTACACCATCATAGTGTTTATCATACAAGCCTTGATCACCCCCGCCGTCCAAATTATAGTGCGAAATATATAATTCGTCTGTATTACTCAGCTGAGTTACATCACATTGTTTATACTTGGAACAAATGAGATTTTTAATACGCTGAGATTTTCTAACTTTGTCGACCAATGTCTGCAACTCCAATGGAGTGTTATCTATATACTCGTGTAAAGATGATCGACCCTTTAACTTGTCGGTGTAATTGGATAAAATATATTTACGTATTTCATCGATTGTATTGATTTCATCTTGTGTTTTAAATTTACCGATTTCGGTTTCATAGAACAACGATTCACCCATTAAGTGTATACATTATCAACCTATAATAATTACTTAACACAACCTGCTAAACTCGTGTTGAAGCGATCCGTAGGCGACAGCCGAAGTTTCCCTCCACAATGTAATATGGACATAAAACATATAAACGTAAATAGATTATTTATTGAAATAATCTATTCATGAAATTTTACGAAACACAGTTTGATGAATACTTAATGAAAGCCGCCGAATTCGATATTCATCCCGAATTGCGCGCATTTGAAAGTTCGATACCGAATAACCCCAAGGAGTTCAAAAACCTTATTCTGTATGGTGCCGCGGGTGTTGGTAAATACACACAAATGTTGCGGTTTATTAAAAAATATAGTCCGAGCGACTTAAAATACGACAAAAAAATGGGTTTACAGACGGAGAAATACGAACATAGTTACAGAATCAGTGATATTCATTATGAAATCGACATGATGTTGCTAGGATGCAATTCCAAATTGATATGGCACGACATATTTATGCAGATTGTGGATATTGTCTCATTAAAGCCCTGCAAATTTGGTATAATCGTCTGTAAAAATTTTCACAATATTCATTCGGAACTACTGGAAAGTTTTTATAGTTATATTCAACAATATGCGAGTGATAATTTGGCGTTCCAGATAAAATTTGTATTGTTGAGCGAGCATGTAAGTTTCATACCGAACAATATTTTACACAATGCACAAATAGTGAATGTGAAACGACCTTCAAGAGAAATGTATACCAGGCTTGGACTACCAAGTGAGATATTACCGGAGTGCGTATTGAATTTGAAGGAAATTAGTATAATTAAGAATATTGGAGATGTATCAGATTTGCCGGCGGAAACATTTAATTTGGTATGTGACGCAATAATAAAAACAATAAGTGATCCAAGAAAGTTGACTATAACCGATTTCAGAGACACGCTTTATGATATCTTGGTTTATAATTTGGATATATATGAAACCATTTGGTATATCCTGACCCATTTTATTCGCGAAGGTAAATTAGAACAAACGAGTGTATCCGATATTTTGCAAAATATGTATAAGCAATTGCAGCAATATAATAATAATTATCGCCCAATTTACCACTTAGAGAGTATTTTTATTACTATATTAAATCATATCCACAACTATAAATACCAAGATGCAGAGCTATCGCCAAAAATGCGAAAGCGCGCATCAAATACTCGGCTTAAAGACAACCGATAAAATAGACGAGAAATTGTTGAAGCGATGTTATTACAAGGAGGCATTGCGCCATCATCCGGACAAAAATACGTCACAAGATTCGCATAAAAAGTTCCAAGAGTTGAGCAACGCATATGAATTTGTGCGTCAACACCATGGATTTGCGGATGGTGATGAGGGAGATGAAGAATTAAAGGAGGAACCCGATTCAGAGAGTTCTATACCAAATATGTTTACAAATTATGCAAATGTATTATTCTCTTTCTTATCTCCCATGTTAGAGTCTGATCTATTCCAAGATGCAGGCAATCGAGCGGTGTATATAATTATAGAAAATATTTTAAACAGGTGTGAAGACAAGGCGCTTAAAATGTTGGACAGATTAAATCGGCAACAGTGTGGTAAAATATGCGATATTTTGAGATCACAGGGCGACGTGTTACATATACCGGCGACATTTATTGAAAAAATGGAGATACTGTATAAGGAAAAGATCGATAGAGACGGATGTGTTAGAATTTATCCAACATTGGACGATTTATATGCAGAGAATTTATACAAGTTAGAAGAGGGGTCGAATACATATTACATACCGTTGTGGTATCATGAATTAGTATACGACAATTCGGGCGCTGAACTATATGTGCAATGCATACCTAAGTTGGACGATGGTGTTGAAATCGACGAGAAGAATGATATACATATTACCAAACAGTATTCATTGTCCGAATTGTGGAATATGCCTGAAATATCGATCGGTCTAGGTAAAAAAACGGTTCGTGTAGACCGAGAACGGTTAACTCTAACGAGACAACAAACAATCAAACTTGTTGGTGCGGGAATATCCAAGATGAACACTAATAATATTTACGATGTATCGAAAAAAAGCACCGTTTATATACATGTTCAAATATCGGATTGAACCCAATAAAAACAAATGATATGATTTTTATTCATAGCATGTGTTAGTAAAATATTTTTAAAATACGAGTTTTATAATATGAGTTTTTTAAAATGCGGTTTTATATTTTTATGAGTTTTAGATTGATTATATATGCGATGCGTCCTTATGCCTCAGCCTCGGCCTCGGACACCTTCTTTTTGACCACCTTCTTCTTCATGACTGCGGCAGGTGCCTCCTCGACGGGTGCAGGCGCGACCTTCTTGACCACCTTCTTGACTACGGGCTCAGCTGCAGCAGCAACACGTGGAGGAGCAGCAACGACCTCTTCATCATCGCTATCGGCTGCTACAACAGAATGGCTTGCGCCGGCCTTTGCGACAGAATCTTCGAATACAGATGCTGCGCGAGGGGCAGGGGCTACATCTTCGTCCTCCATATCGTCTTGGATCGACTGTGTCTCAATTGCACCGCGCTCGTCGTCGGTCAACTTGATGTGGCACTTTCCGTAGACGCTAACAACTTCGCGGGGCTTCACAACCGACTGAATTACCTTCCATGTAACTCCCCAACCCTTTCCACCGATCCAAATTCCACCACACTGCAATACACATGCAACCTGGCTCAACTTGGGAACAAAATCAACTGGGGTCAATCGGTCATTATCGCTGGGGAACACCAACTCATCACGGGTATTGTATAATTCAATACCCCACTTACCATCATAGAACGGCACCTTAGCACGAATAGAAGGTGGCTTAGTCGCGTCGATCTTCTTAGTTCCCTTAATAGTGGAATACTTCAAGAAGGGGAAGAACGAATGCTTGCACACCTCGCGAGACATTTCCTCGCCCCACCACAGCTCAGCATTCTTGACGGCATCGTCTAGAATCTGATTCTCGAATGCCTTGATCTTCTCAAGGAATGCATCTGTGGATGGCTTGCGATAATCACTATTCGGGAAATTAAGAGACATGGTATACTTTCCATCAGATTCGCCATTCTCTCCGATGAAATCGGAAATACCCCAGGTCATCATCATGGGGGTGGAAATATGCAGGGAACGATTTGTTTGTGTGCTAATCATATTAATACTCTTACCTCCCATAGCATTTACCTTGGGGGGCATATACTTAACAGAGGACGGAGTCCAATCATTGGCGGAAAGAACAATAGGCTTTGCGGAAGACATTTTGTGAATACTAGTTTCAACTGGATGTAATATATAGATAGACCTTTCTTTAAATCAATTTTATGCTAGTGTATTTTCGGCTGCTGCTAAATGCAGCCATTTTTGAGTGTTTTTATATGCACTATACACGATATTCGATTCTGTTCGCGTGCCCGAAGTTTATTCCAAAAAATCGTATCCCTGCGTTTCCCTGTAAAATAATATAGAGCAAGATTGTATATAATTATTATATTTGAAATGTCGAATGAATTAATTGATGTAACAATTGTGACCGGGAGTGATACCGATGATATACAAATTATAGAAAACAAAATAATTAATATAATACAACCAACGATCGTGGAAAAAATGCGAATTATTACGCCGTCAGAGTTTGAAAAGGATCCGAATTGCATGGACAATATGAAACTCCCGCAAATTCGAGAGACCTTGAAATTTTATAAAAACAGCATGGTCATACCCGCTACATTTTCGGCCGCATCAAAACGAGATGCGAAAAATGCGGCAAAAAATATGCACGATTTTGCATTGGTTGGTTCAAAATTGGTATTATTAGAACGACTCAAGAAATATATGATACAAGAGGCATTTGCCGCACGTATACAACGAGTAGTTCGAGGTAATTTTGTTCGTCGCGCGAATAATTTAAGAGGTCCTGCGAGATTCGATAGAAGTATTTGCGTGAACGACACCGATTTTTATTCACTAGAGCCATTGAAAAACATACCATTTTGCGATTTTTTTAGTTATACCGATGAAAACTCCTTCACATATGGGTTTGAATTCGAATCATTGATTACGTATATGAAACGCCGATCAAAAAACATAAAAAATCCATATAACCGTGATAATATAGATCAATATGTTCCTCTCATACGGAAATTAGAGCGATTGACCAAAATTATTAACACACATTTTACGCCACAGCCAAGAAGTGTAATACCACCAGTATCGCGAATAGTCACGGCTAGACCAGGACAATCGCCAGCGAACACGTCTCGCAATCGCCGCACTGTGCCTGAGACAACTGTAACTCAATATAACCATACAACTATGATTGAAACGATTCGAACCATTCGAGCAAGACCGTTTCGTGAAAGAGTAACAGCATTGTTCATGGAAATTGACCAACTTGGTAATTATACACAACACCAATGGTTTTCTGATTTAGATCTCAGGGGCTGTCTCCGATTCTTTCGAATTTTAAAGGATATATGGACGTATCGTGCACAGATACCTACATCAGTAAAATCAAAAATATGTCCGCTATGGGATCCATTTGTAATGATAGCCACGAATTCAATTAATATGTTAGACCTAAATTTCGACCAAGTTCAAAATGTGTGTCTATCGGTGATTGAAGATCTGATTTATACGGGTGTAGATGTCGAATATAAGACGTTGGGTGCATTTCATGTATTATCTGCACTTACGGTCGTAAATCGCGACGCGCGTGCTAATATGCCTTGGTTATATGAATCACTTGTATGGTAAACTCCTTCGGATCTCGCCTACGGAGTTCACTCTGAAAACTACGGTTCGCTTCACTTCACCTACGTTTTCATCCAGTTTACTCATTAAATTCCGAAATATTTTATGAAACATTAAATGCCTCCTAAAATATAATACTCATCCTAATAGCGCATTCGGTATTCACGTATAAAACTTTTGTAAAAACCACAGGTTTTTCGTCAAAATACGATACTTCTAATAGTTTAGACCATAACCAAAATTTGACGCATCGCGTTAGCACGATCCATCTAGCGACATTTAGGAATATATAGATATTAATGCGTTAAACCACTTAAATAAAGACCTGTATAATGTGTATACTAGAATGGTCAGAACTGCTTCTAAGACGACTCCTACCGCGCCCGCTACTGCTGCCCCCGTTGCCGCCGCCGCCCCTAAGAAGGAGGCTGCTGCCCCCAAGAAGGCTGCCGCCCCCAAGAAGGAGGCCGCTGCCCCCGCACCCAAGGTGGTTGCTGCCCCCGTTCAGGAGGTTGCTGCCCCTGATACCCAGAATGTTATGACTGAGGTCGCCGATGATTCATCTGCCGTCGCCAAGAAGCTCAACGAGTTCGGCGCCAAGCTCCAGCAGATTGGTAGCATCTTCACCACCATGAAGGGTGATTTCAAGACTCTTGAGAAGATCGTGTCTCGCGAGTTGAAGGCTGCCCAGAAGTCCTCCGCCAAGAAGGCCAAGCGTGCTGGTAACCGTCAACCCTCCGGGTTCGTCAAGCCCACTCGCATCAGTGAGGAGCTCGCCAAGTTCCTCGGCAAGGCTGTTGGAACCGAGATGGCCCGCACTGAGGTGAGCAAGGAGATCAATGAGTATATCCGCACCCACAAGCTGCAGAACAAGGACAACGGTCGCATCATTGAGGCCGACGCAAAGTTGTCCGCCCTTCTTAAGTTGAAGAAGGATGATGAGCTCAGTTACTTCAACTTGCAACGTTACATGAAGTCTCACTTCATCAAGTCTGAGGTCTCTGCCGCCGCAACTGCCTAAGCATTTTTAAAATAACCATCGAATTGAGTGGTAAGAATAAAAAACAGAAGACGTTGGTCGAAGAAGTTTCATAATAAGAATATTTTCATCATAATATAAAAAAAATATTTGTATCATCCGACGCGATGTTACAAATAACCAGGAATTTTTGAGAGGAACGAATGCATTCTCACGTTTACGTGAAGACAAATCCGTCTTCTTTTAATATCGACTGTAGTTGATCCGCATTGTAGTTTGGATTTAATGATATATTCAACTGGTCTAGTTCGGGATACGAAACACCTTCCATATTAAACATGTCGTAGATCCCAGTCAAGTCCTCCATATTTTTAATATATTTTGTATTAGCACGCAACCAATCATAGAATCCGTATGGACCATTTAATGTGTCTAGAGTGAACCCGTCTGCGCGCATACATTGTTCATACCATTTCATTGACTCTACTAGTGTGGTTTCATTGTCTATATTATAATCTGTTCCAGATAACACTGCGATTTGTCTAAAAACCGACATATTCATTCTCAAATCGATTAACATACTAGGCGTTTTATATAGCAACACCGATTCGTTTAACAGGCTCATGTGCCGAAGAACGCGTTCGCATCCGTATACAAACATATCCATATCGTCACTTAGACATGCCCATGCGCGTCCGCTAATGACCATATACGCACACACTCGATCTGCCTCGCCGTCTGCATCATAATACATTGCTCCGTAGGCAGTGATTAATTCCTTGACCATCTTGGTGTCGCGAGGAGATACGCGAATAAATTGCCGTTTTAAATTGTCCATTTCCATATTCAACGATTTCCGTAATTCTGCATCATTTTCATCGGCCATTTGGTCCTTCAGAAGCATAAATCGCTCCTCGGCCTCCTGTTTCAATAATTTTCTTCGACGCAGCAGTTCTCGTTTTTCGGGCGGAGGTTTTCCATCAAATATAAATAGCGGTGTAATGTTGTATTTATGAAACAGCGAGATCATGAGATAGAAGTTTTCCAGCAATGCATCTTGGGCATTGTATTTGTAAAGGTAAATGCTTGTGTCTATAACAATTGTCTTGTTTCGCAAAACATCGAATGTTTTTTTGCATATCGAACTCTTTTTACAATTATCAACAAGAAATCTGTTCAAATTTTTTATTCCCATGTCGGGTTTTTATATATTGAATTATACACACCGGCAATTTGCCGTTGCTCGAATCAATTTTGTTCATTTTAATTCATGAACAGTCATGCGAAGTGTGTTTACTATAGGATCGGTTTCAGGAATAGTGGGCAAGCGCCGTTCAAACTCTCCGATATAATGTAATAATTGGTCATTTTGCGATTCGTTCACTACAAGATTCGCATATTGAGCGATATTTTCGGGTGTATTATTAAATCCGATAATAGTCGGATTATTTTGCATGCACCATTCAATGAAATGATTCGGCTGCGACATCAAAATAGATTTTGCTATAAAATACGACAAAACATATGTGTTTTCTCTATATAACATTCTGGCCTTCTTGGACACAGAACAGTTAACATTGGTGAGTTGTCCATATGTTAGATTATAATGATGCAATATTTTCACACATTGAAAGATTGAATACAACATTTCATTCTTTAACATTGCGTCTATATGCTCCAACATGCTAGGTATTGATTTTTTATTGCGAGCCGTTAAAAATGCGATACATGTGATATTCATCATTTCCGCCCATAATTCGCAATAACTCTCATATAATCGTATACCATTCGCGGATTGGATAGGAAACGCCTGTAATATAATCTTATTTGCCGGACTATCGTCCATCGCCGAGAAATCTATTCCCGTATTATGAAGGGTTTCGTGCATCAATACCTTGAACCATTCTTCTTCTCTGTATATATGGACACTTGTATTGGGTTTACAATGAGTAGTGAATGCGGTGTTTACGTGTAACTCGCCTAGCGGCTCCGATTTGGTGGAAGCCAATTGTTTCGTATGATCGGTGAAAAATATATAGATATTTGTTGTAATTGAACATCCAGTCACAATATACGGTGCAATTAAATAAAACCACATATATATTTTCTCAATTGCTTGCTTAAAAAAACGATTTGTTCGATTTCTAGCAGATGCTGTATCGACATCCACTGGATACATTAACGCAATTTTATACTCGCGTTTATTAACTGTTATCAAACACATTTTTTGATATACGGGACTCTCTTCAATACTCATACGAATTGCTTCGGGGATAAACATATACTCACCACCCTTTGCGAAATCAGAATGAGATAGGTGCTCAATTGGGGTATGTGCTAATGTTTCTTGAAATGTTGTCCAAGATTTCCAGCCATCAGACAACCGATGTAAAAGTCGACTAAATATTGCTTTCGTCTTCTTGGACATCAATTGTGATTGAATAGGTTTCGGAAAGTATTGTTTCATTGTTTTATCATAATATTGTATCGGTTCAGGCATAATATATACTATTTTGGTTTATATTATGCTCACATTTTTATGCATTCAACTCACATGCTTAGGCTCCGACCGATTGAATAAGCTCGCGACGAACAGCCATTAGAACATGATCGGGTTCCGCGGGTGCGCCGCGGTGATATTGCATGAGTTTCGCATCTCGTGTCGCCATGAGTATCTGTTTCAAATCCTCATTCTTTGTAAACTTCGCACGAACAGCCGCAACACGTTCCTTCTCACTGCGTTCACCATAGAAATCGGGATCGATTTCGACTGTTTTCGGTCGCAACAATATATCCTTTTTCACCTTTGTCTTGGCCTTTCCCGTAGGAACACCACTTTTGCTACCCGCTGCCTTGGCCAAATCGACATCGAGAGAAAATTCGCTCGGTTTATCGATAGAGAACATGGCCGAAAATTCGGGGTTCCTCTTTTTAAATTTTGAAGCTTGGTAATAGTGTTCAACAGACGCCCATTTATGGTTATCAAGTTCAAATGGGGTCTCTGTCCAAGAATCGTCCAACTTGCGACGCCAATCCACGGCACGACTTAAATCCAAGAATAACGTCCGCTTATCCGCGGGGATTTTTTCATTGGTTCCCTTTCCAGGCTTGGGTGTATTTGCAGATGTTCGATGAAATTCAAACACAATATTACTATTATATTCGGACGAATTTTTATCGTCGGGCTCATCCGGTTTACCCTCATCTTCGTCGATTCCCATACGAGACTTAAAATCACGAACCTCTTTGATGACGTAAAATGCACCGGATGATTTTTCCAAGCATTTGTTCACGATTAGTGTCTTTACGTGATACGGTAATTCATGAAATGAGAATATTCGCCTATCCTTATAGGTTATCAATTTGAAATGATCGCCACTGTAAGACGTCATAATGTAATGTTTGGGACGAAATACACCCTCACGTTGCAATGTAGCATCGAACTCACCACACATAAGCACTGCGTCTAAATCATTGTCTAAATATGATCTCTGTGATAGAACAATGATCTTTATTTGTAAGACACGTTCCAAGACGGAAACCGCCCAATTATCCGCCCAATATTGGGGCGTTTGCAGATATTCGCGGAATTTCTCAAGAGTATCAATGGAAGCAAAATTGGACACACTTTCGGAAAGAATGGCCTGTGCACTCTGTTTGTTTTTTAACACGCGTTTGTATTCTTCCTTCATACGCGCAGACTCGTTTAAAATAGCGCGCAATGCTACCTTATCATCGCGTGAATTTTCGGCACGTTTGCTAAGAACATTCTCCAAAGTATGTTTAATACCCTTTATTTCGCGCTCATGTTCACGAATCGTGCCGTCGAGTTCATTAAATAAGGTGCGGTGTTCTTGGAAAACGGAATCTGTTGCCTCCTTGGCCAAGATAGCGCGCAATTTCGCAACGTCAGTAACTTGTCCAATTTGTTTAAATGCGTCACGTATCACGGCAAAAAAGCAGTCGCCGTTTGATTCAACTTCGTGAATATCATAATGATTATTTTTCATGAATTTTTCGATCCAGGTTGTTCTTGCGGTGGTTTTGAAATCTTTTTTATACTGCTTCGCGTCGGCTTCCGATTCTTCTACTAGTTCCGGTGGTATTTTCACAGTAGGATCGGTGCGAAATGCACCATCTTTCAATGCATCCTCGGCTTTTTCTGCTGCCTTGGACTTATTCGCAGGAACGACTTTCACTAACAATACATCATCTTCGTCGTCGTCGCTTTCGTCCTCCTCTTTCTCTTCGGTAGCAGGTTCATCTTTTGCATCAGGTCTGTTTAGATTCTTCAAAAATACGTCCGCGTCAGATCCGTTTCGGTCAATATATGTTTCGTTTGCAAAGCCAAAATAAAGGGGTGTGGGCAAATTGTCCACATCCAGATCACCATCGTCGTCGGTTAATTCAAGAACGCGGTTTTTAGCAACTTCGATCACACCAATATTTGATTTTATAACCCCGTTCTTGACTAAATAAATGGGAAAGTATACAACGCCGCGATTAATATAAGTATGTTTAGCTTTACCAAATACAATTAGTATTGGCTTGTTATGGATATTGAGTTCATATACAGTTGCTTCATGTCCGGTATCTTCTGGGTCAATATCGGCCGACTCTTTATAAAAAACAGTTCCATTAAGATTCGAATAAACCATTTATATATTGGGCAGCTATTTTGTCCATCTTCGAGATACGCAGAATACTTCGTTTCACACACATTCTCGTCCATAAACACGACTAAACGAGCAAAATGTCGACATTTTATTGTCGCCGCATATACTATAATGACGTCTAGTATTTTAGACAATCCAGTCACGGTAAACGGTGTAAATACACCCTTCTCCACGTTCGCGGGTCAAAATGTAATGACCGAATTCTTTAACGTATTCAACATGTTCTGGAAATACTTAATAGCCATTTTCGCATTTGTGTGGTTTATGTATCGATACACAATGCGATCTCGTTCAAAGGGCAAAGGGCGTATGACTGGCGGATGAGGACCATCTTCGGGTGGGGAAGAAGATCGACGACCACCGATTTAAATCTCACTCACAAAAACTATTTCAGCCAACGCCTACGTTTTCGTCCATAGGTATCAAATCTTAACAAGCGGAATGACCAACGTGTGCGTAAAAATATGCACGTTTTGTGAAAAGATTGTTGGAGATACCAATTGTTGGAGGAATATCAAGGCATAGTTTCCATTAAACAATTTTATAAAACCATTCATGGTCTCATAAAATATATATTATTTTTTCTATCACCAACCGATGATCATGTTCTGCGACCTATTTCGCGCGCATTACGAACAGTCCCGTTTGGACAAGACGAAACAGTATGTAATTTGTAAAATACGATCGAATTATTTGAATATAGAGGAGTTGGACTGTTTGGTGGAGTGATAATAGGTATCGACGCGGGTGACGATGGAGAAGTTCCATTCGAATTTGTCGCCGTTACTGTAAATGTATAACTTGCATTAGGTGATAATCCAGTTACTATAATTGGCGATGATAAACCTGTGGCGGTGAATGATCCGGGTGAACTAGTAACGGTATAACTGGTTGCACCCGTTGAAGATATAAAGGCTACCTTTGCCGAAATACTAGATGATGCTGATGCGGAAACAGCGATTGGTGCGCTTGGGGGTGTAATAATGGGTGACGACGCGAATGATGAACCTGAAGTTCCGCCCGAATTTGTTGCAGTTACTGTAAATGTATAACTTGTATTAGATGATAATCCACTTATTATAATTTGCGATAACGAACCTGTAGCAGTTATTGATCCAGGTGAACTAGTTACAGTATAACTGGTTGCACCCGATGAACCTGTAAAAGATACATTTGCAGAACTACTAGATAGTATTGTTGCAGATACTCCAGTTGGTGCGCTGGGGGGTGTAGTAATCGCGTTTGATGCAGTTGATGAACTCGAAGTTCCGCCCGAACTTGTTGCTGTTACCGTAAATGTATAACTTGTATTAGATGATAATCCAGTTACTATAATTGGAGATGATAAACCTATAGCAGTTATTGATCCAGGTAAACTAGTTACCGTATAACCGATTGAACCCGATGTAGCTGTAAAGGACACACTTGCTGAACTACTAGATAGTGTTGCTGCCGATACTCCGGTTGGTGTGATGGGGAATGTAAAAATAGTTACATTGATCTTCCCCCCAATCGTTTGGTTTGGACCTACATTAGTCGGAAAGCCACTTGCATCTAACCGATTAATATTGATTGTAGCTTCAGTTAAACCTGAGGCTAAGAACGCATCATATCCAATGCTGGTAACACTCGGTGGAATTGCAATTGAAGTCAAATATGAAGCATCATTGAACGCACCATCTTCAATGCTGGTTAATTGAGAACCTGCTTCAAATATTACAGAGGTCAAACTTGACGCACCTTGGAACGCACTAATTCCAATGCTGGTAACAGTTGCTGGAATGATAATAGATATCAAAGCTGTCTGACGGAACGTAACATTTCCAATTCTGGTTAATCGAGACCCTGCTTCAAATATTATAGAGGTCAAACTTGACGTACCGCGGAAGGCCTGATCTCCAATGCTGGCAACAGTTGCTGGAATGGTAATGGAGGTCAAACTTGACGCAAATTGAAACGCATTATTTCCAATGCTGTTAACAGATGCCGGAATCGTAATGGAGGTCAAAGCCGACGTATTGTAGAACGTATAATTTCCAATTATGGTTAATTGAGACCCTATTTCAAATTCTACATCGGTCAAACTTGTCGCACTGAAGAACGCCTGATCTCCAATGCTATTAACCGATGCTGGAATGGTAATGGAGGTCAACGCCGACGCACCCTGGAACGCATAGTTTCCAATACTGGTTAATTGAGACCCTGCCCCAAATATCACAGAGGTCAAATTTGACGTACCTTGGAACGTCTGAAATCCAATACTGGTAACAGTTGCGGGAATGGCTACTGTGGTCAAAGTCAACTCATTCTGGAACGCCGTATTTCCAATGCTGGTGTATCCAGAAATAATTACGTTTGATATATTATTACCAGCCAAATCAGCATCTAATACAACAGCTTGTGTTAGTTCGCCAGTACCATTAAATGTATGTGTATCCATGAATATATAATATATTTATAAATATATTATAAACCAATAAACATTTCATTTGCCTACGTATTATTTACAAAACGTAGGCGATATCCGAAGTTTAAATGTTCAAATGTGTAATATAGTTAATTTATTTACCAATCATATCCATATATTTGAAAATGCACCGACTCGATAAACTCTTATGATCCTTTGCCTTTCTCTTAACAAATTCCTGCATAAACGGCACAATCTTATCCTTCCACGCCGCCTCTCCCGCCAAAAAATCCCTTCCCATAGTAATCAAAATAAACATATTCTCAGTAATTTCCTCAACGTCGTTCTTGCGATTGTCCTCGTCGATTAATTTCAATGTAAACGACTGGATTTCTTCGATAACGGCCAACGTCTCTACACGTGATATCATTTCACGTTTCGTCAAATTCATAATAAATGCCGCACTTGCACGACGCAATTCATTTTCCTTATTATAATCACAAAACTTATCATAATTCTCATTTGGATCTACATACGAAATGCTGTTCATAGTCGTTCTATATTTGTTAATAAGCCCATCTAATAAATTTCCAAATATATCTTGTTCCCCAACCAATTCAACATATATGTCTGCATATATATCAGACAAAAAACGGTTCGCACTCGCAATATCAAAAATCATGTTCGCTACCTTGATTGGATTTTCAGGAGATTCTTCGTTTGCGACGATTTCGTTTACTTTTTCGACAATCACCGTTTTCTGTGTATCATAATTCTTAGTAGACAATTTATTCAACAAACCGCGAATATTATTCAATTCCTTTTCAAATCCAACTACTTCCTTTTTTTCAGTAGCCTTAAAATTTCGCACAGCATCCCAATCGTCCATCATAGTAGTTAAATCATCCTTTGACGAATTTCGCGAACCACCACCACCACCTCGTCGTCCACGCCCGCCCCTAGGTGTTCGATCAAAACTTTTGTCGTTTTTACGTAGGGTTGGCGATTCAACGGGCTCCGCTGCGACCACAATCTGCTTATCTAGAAAATCTAAAATAGCACGCGTATTATCATCTAAAGTATACTCTTTATCAAAGCCTCGAGCCGTCAAAGACTCAACTGTGTAATGATATATGATCTCGGTCATGATTTACTATATAGAATAAAGCATATATATTTATATTATTTGACTATAAACAAGTTAAATAGTAATTTATTTATATATGAAATGGACCTTCATACCAATCTACTTAAAACTGATAATGTGGAGCAAGTAAAATCAATCGAATCATGGGACGAATTCGATTTAGATACCTCTTTGTTAAGAGGTATATACGCACACGGATTTGAAAACCCCAGTCAAATTCAAAAAACGGCAATTTTGCCTATAATTCAAAAGCGGAATGTAATCGCACAGGCACCCTCGGGGACCGGCAAAACCGGTGCGTTTACAATCGGAATGTTGCAGCGGATTGATTTATCGTCGCGAACAACACAAGCACTCATTTTGGCGCCTACACACGAACTAGTCCGACAAATTTCGGGCGTAGTGAGTGTAATCGGGGGCATGATGAACGGACTTGTAGTAAAAACGTTGGTTGGTGGAACCTCGGTTACAGAGGATGCGGCTGATTTGAGAACAAATATGCCCCATGTGATCATCGGGTCGGTAGGGCGCGTTTGTGATATGATTCGCAGGAAACATATCCGAACGAAGGATATTAAATTATTTGTATTGGACGAGGCGGACGAGATGTTGTCCGGCGGATTTTTAGAAAATATATATCAAATGCTCCAAACGATGAACGGTAACGTTCAGATCTCAATTTTTAGCGCGAGTATGCCGAAAGAAATGTTGGAGTTGGCCGATCGGTTTATGAGCAATCCTGTAAAAATCACAATGGAGGCCGAAAAATTGAATTTGGATGGTATTCGGCAGTATTATATCGCATTGCCGAACGACCAGGGCAAATTTGAAACGCTGCGCGATTTGTTCGAACAGCTTTCTATAAATCAAACAATTGTATATGTAAACAGCGTTAACCGAGTCGTCGACTTGTATGAAGCTATGCGAAAAGAAAATCATTCGGTGTGTTGCATACACAGTTCTATGACTTCGGATGAACGAAGACGCGCTTTGGCTGATTTTCGAACGGGTGTGTATCGCATTTTAATCTCTTCAAACGTCACTTCGAGAGGAATCGATGTGCAACAAGTTAGTGTTGTCGTGAATTTTGATATACCGCGATGTGTTCATAATTATCTGCATCGTATTGGTCGCAGTGGACGATGGGGCAGAAAAGGTTTAGCGATTAACTTTGTAACAAAAGAGGATGTGAGTGCGATGCGCGCGATTGAAACTCATTACAAATCGACGGTGGAGGAACTACCGTCAAGTTTCGCAAGTATGGTTTGAAGCGTCGACCTTTTTATCTAACTTATGTTTATCACTATAATATCGTGTATTCGCACGATATTATTATTGCGTAGAAAAATAACAACTAAAATCCGCAATTAGTTTAAGATGCTTTCTTGGTTAGACCCAATCATAAACGATGCGAAAATACACGTTGAAATCATGATTTCGGATTCAATCGGCGTAGAGTCTGATATACATGATATTTCAAGTATGAATAGCGATCCATCAAACACCGGAGATTTGGATCAGATGAATTTATATTATCCGTTCAAATTGCCGATACAATATTTACCAGAAAAATATATTCACCCACTTTCCAATATAGTGACCCAAGATTTGGAATTGGTCGAAACAGTCGGTAAACAGTCCGTATATCATCGATTATTTAAACCATCACATTTATTTGGAAGTGGATTGATCGACGAATGGAAAAAACAATTCACAACGAGTATCCAATTTTTAACAGAAACGCAGAGCGTGATCCAAGAAACATCACCAGTTATCGGCTACGAAATCCACCCCGAAACACTCATGATCATTTGGGAAGATGTAAAAGGGAATCCAAACAACTTCTTGGAAAAATACTGTTATGTTGAATGGGATATTATTAAGCCCCTCAATCGATCATCCAAATTCCTACAAATACTGTCCATGCTCAACATGATGTCTCCTGCAATTAGTTTAATGATTCCATTTTTATTCTTGGTATTACCATTCTTATTATTGAAATTGCGCGGCCTACCTATCACAGTTTCAATGTATATAGACGTATTGAAAGACATCGCAAAACACCATTTTATAGGAAAGGCTCTAACAAATTTGTCCAATATGTCGGTAGAAAGTATGATTTATCTGGTATTGGGTGCATGCATGTATTTTTATCAGATTTATCAAAACATAACGGCGTGTAAACGTTTTTACAGAAACCTCGAAAAAATGAATAATTATTTATACGAATTTAAAACATATCTTGGACAATCCATCCATAATATGGAAGAGTTTGTCGAAAAACATGGAGGAAAAATAACTTACACACACTTTTGCGTAGACGTTCAAAGCCACGCAACCGTATTGAAAGATTATATGCTAATGCTTTGCGATATCGAACCATTGGACAATTTATTCAGTAAATTGGGAAGCGTCGGGTATATGTTACAGTGTTATTATGAATTGCATTCAAATCGCAAATACGAGGAAAGTATTCGCTACTCGTTTGGATTTGAAGGGTTCTTGGATAACTTGCGTGGAGTAAGTAGTCATTATACTGCCGGAAATGTATCGCCCGCTACATTTGACCCAACCCATGCATGTGAATTCAAACAACAATATTACCCAGGGCATCTCGACGAAGAACATTGCATTAAAAATAACTGTGATTTGGATAAAAAACTAATTATTACGGGTCCGAATGCGTCTGGTAAAACGACTATGCTAAAGGCGACAACAATCAATGTTATTTGTTCACAGCAGATTGGGTGTGGATTTTACCAAGATGCGAAAATTAATCCATATACACATATTCATTCATATTTGAATATACCGGATACGTCGGAACGAGACAGCCTTTTCCAAGCCGAATCGCGCAGATGCAAGGATATCATTGATTCGATCAATAAACACCCAGCGAACGAAGGGTTTCGTCATTATGGTATATTTGATGAATTATATTCGGGGACAAATCCGGAGGAGGCAACCAAATCGGGGTTCGCATTCCTGCAATATTTATCGAAATATGATAATGTTGATTTTATATTAACCACACATTACACAAAAATATGTTCGAAACTTAAGAAGAACAAACGTATTCGCAACCACAAGATGGATGTTGTCCAAGATGATCTTGGTAAATTAAAATACACATATAAAATGAAAAAGGGCGTATCTAAAATACAAGGCGCTGTTCGTATCTTGGAAGATATGGATTATCCAGAAGAGATAATCAATAGCGTTAAAAATGAAAACTAATTCTAGGCGTCCTTCAGTCGCTTGGTTTTCTCGAGAACCTCCATTTTTCGTGTCCGACTATCAAATAAACTGGTCGCATCATATACATGAGTAAACAAACTTCGACCAATCTCTTGTTTCCGTTCCTTATACTTGTTTAACACCTCTTCATACTCGTCTTCGTCTTCATAATCGTCCTCATTTGGCGGCCGACCAATTTCTTGCTCCAATTTTACCGTGAAAGTATTCTTTAAGGGTAAAAGTGCCTTATTCATCGCGTGTCCAATACTCGCCCCCGCTTTTTCGAATCCATCTACATATTTTATGAACTCGGCCTCGCCATATAGCTGTCTGTTCTCATCCTTTCGCTTTTCCTTCACATAAAATACGCCATTTTTTACGTCGGTTGTTTGAATAAAATTCATATATTGAGGATTCTCCTCCAAACATCTGAAAAACAGTTCATATACATTTGACGCCAAACTGATCTGATTCGTTGCTACATCGCGATACTTGTCTGTAAAAAAATCAACACATCGTTTCACATATCGATCGGTAAAATCATGTATAGATTCAGCATCTTTGCACGTATTCGTTAAATAGAAATTCAGGGTATTGTTCACAGTATGATTATTTGTCGTATTACCAACCTTGGGTATGATATCTATTATTTTATTCATAATTTCTTTTTTGTCGGTTTCATTACGTATTCGCTCCTCCTCGTATTTCTCCATCATCAACATAAACATTGATTTAATTTCGCGATTCGCATCTTTCATCTCGCGATTTTCTTGGTATAACTTATCGATGATATCATCCTTGGTTTCTCGAGTTTCAAAAACCGTGTCGTCGTGCGAACACTTGTGTTCCGGTCGCTCTACTTCGGCTCCAAATTCAGACATCCGACAAGTTGCCTTATGTCTCGAATAGCTCGATTGATGTTTGAAATAACATCCACATGCACATGTAAACATGTGTGATGTTTTTTCATTTAGCACATTATAGCATTTTGTTAGCTTTGCGTGTTTTGATGTGGCCAAGTGCCGATTATAGTCACCTTTTTTGCTGCATATAAAGTTGCACGATTTACATATGAAATTATTTGATGTAATTGATGTTTTATTATTTAGCATTTTTACATATATAATGCTAAATAAAAAACTCCTAAATGCCCCTACGCAACGAACGAACAGAAAATGTTGTGCAGTGGATCGAAAAATGTATAAATTGGAATGGCTGCATTATGTAGCCAACTGAAAAAACGCGAAAAGTATTTTGAAAGATATCCTTGACTTATCATTTTTGGAACTTTTTAAAAAGTTCCAAAATCAAATTCCACCAACTGTTTCAATCAACCTCTTTTATTTTGTGGGATTTAATCCCATTAGTTAACATTTTGGTTTATATTTTAACAATGTATGAGCATGTTACTATCTATATTCTTGGAATAACAAATTGTTCATTTGGATTAGACATACTAAATACGCGATTAAATACACCGACTGTATTATATTTCGAAGGCATAGGAGGTTGCTTATCGGGGCTCGTGCTAATACGAGTTTCGTTAGAAACGGTCGAATATTGCAATGCAAATTCTTCTATTGTAGTTGCAGGAGCACTAGCGGGAGCACGAGAAGGAGCACTAGCGGGAGCACGAGAAGGAGCACTAGAACGAGCAGAAGCAGGAGCACTAGCGGGAGCACTAGAACGAGCAGAAGCAGGAGCACTAGCGGGAGCACTAGAACGAGCAGAAGCAGGAGCACTAGCGGGAGAAGGCATGGTCAACCCTTCGATCGAACTCATTTGACTAGCGTCTTCGGAGTTCAGTTGGTCACCCTCATCTGCAAAATAATTACCTATAAACAATGATATCACTAAAGTCAATAATAGACAGCAAATCGAAACGATACGCCTAATTGAAATTGCCGCGTGCATGCTATATAAATTAGGATGAGAAACTATATAAAAGAGTATACCTATAATAAATCATATCAGGAAGCAAGCATGTCTACCGATAATGTTACACAGAGAATGACTGGAATGGTTAAGTGGTTTAATAACAAGTCCGGATTTGGATTTATTACCGTATGCGGAACCGAATCTTTCGGCGGAAAGGATATTTTCGTGCACTACTCGTCTATCCGCGTAGTGAATTCTCAATACAAATACCTTGTCCAAGGTGAGTATGTCGATTTTAACTTGGTTCGTTCCGAGAACGACAAGCACGAGTATCACGCAACTGATATTACTGGTGTATCCAACGGACCCATTCTATGCGAGACTCGCCGTCAGGCACTTGCGACACAAACCGAAAGACCCGGTTATAAGTATAGTGGTACTAAGCGTGCCGGTCGCGATAGACCCGCTTCTCCCCAAGAAGAGGCCGGAGCATCGGCATAAACTCCTTCGCATAATTAAGGCGACCCTCTAAAAAGTATTTTACATGAAACATGTTCATGTAAAATATATAATATTGCAATCATTCATTCGATTTTCAACACAAACCGTATATTTTGCAATAATTCATGGACAACATCGGAAATAAAAGCAGGAGAAGTTGGATTAAACCCAGGCGATATCTTAGCCTGTTTTTTCGCGACAGTATGAATGGAATGAGTTAGTTCACGTATCGCGCTAAATAATGCCTGAATTATAATAATTCTGTTTACATCATACGATGTGGATTGATTCGATAAACTCGTCTCAATGTTTGATCGAACCGCATCCAGAACAGTTTGTCCGTTTTTCAACATATAAATATACGAAGCATTGACCATTTTTGTAGTTATTTGATTACTTACACCATTTATGTTTTTCGTAGCATTATTTAACAGGGTTTTTTCATAATCAGCGTATAATTCATTTGCGATAAGCCCGCTGTCGGCATTATTAACGGGGGTGCCGGTTACCAAATTAGATATTGCCTTGGGAGCATTGCGCACGGCGCCGGCTGCGCGTGAAACGTTTTCCATTGATCCACGATATGTTTTTTGTGCAGCCTGTCCAATTGTTGAAACCCCACTTTTTACATTTCCAATCACAGCCTTTCCAGCGTTTGAAAGGCCGCTCTTTACACTTCCGCTCACAGCCGTTCCAGCGTTTGAAAGCCCGCTCTTTACACTTCCGCTCACATTACCCATCATTTTACCGAGTTTCGTCGTGATACGAGCATTGTGTTTTGCCTCCGCCGCCAGCTGTGCCTTCTCTGCCTTCTCTGCCTCGCGCTTTTCTATCATTCTCTTTTCCCATGCCGCGTCGTCCGCCTTTTTCTGATCATCTGTCCGAGGGTCGTAGTCACTTCCTTTCCCATAGCTTTCCCCCCCCCATTGTTTATTTCCGCCTCGCACAGAACGCGATTTACGCACTTTTTTATCAGTTTTACGTCGTTTATGTGTTCTACCCCCACCCTTGCGTGAAATAAATAACCTGGGGTGCGGTTCATTCAAAACCTTTGCTAAACGTTTTACAAAATCATATTTATTATCACCTTCTTTATATATATCATTAAACACCTTACGCATAACACCTTCAACTTCAAGGAGTGACTCGGCATTATCTAGTAATACGTATAATAAATTCGGACCTTTTGTCGAACGGCGCAATGTTGCACCGACGCTCTGTAATACGGCATCGGCCATTTTATTCTGGGTTTCGGCCTTTCCCAGGAGTTCTATCATCTTATCTTGAATTAACTGTGAAAAATTTCCCGATATAGTTTTACCATCAATTATATCTTTACACAACTTTTCGACAAACTGATCACTTATTTTCTGATAAATGTTATTGAGTTCCCGATTCGTAAGTGAATTCTTACACGGAACGGACATAATAATAATATAATATTCTTATCATATTATTAGAAAATATTCGGATGAAAAAATGAACTCCTGCGCTTCACCTACGGTTTCGTCCAAACTGACGGATAAAATTGAAGATACAAATAATAGAAAACGTGGCTGTAAAATGTCTACAATACGAAATCGTGAAAAGTCCGGTCGGACAAAACGGAACAATGCTCGACTCACCGAGTCTGAAAAAAAACAGATGTGGTCGGTATTTGATAATGATAATATTGATAACCTACCGGCAATAGGTAGCTTGGAATGTGTATACGACAATAAAGCATATGTGTCTGATGAATATGCACAAGAAAATACATGTAAATTATGCGAATCGCCGGTTATGATAATGGATGATGGGTTTCCAACATGCACGAACGTAAAATGTGGCGTTTTATATAAAGACACACTCGATTATTCGCCTGAGTGGAGATTTTATGGAGCTGACGACAAAAATGCGTCAGACCCAACACGATGTGGTAATCCTATAAACCCCCTTCTACAAGAGTCGTCATTCGGATGTTCGATTTTATGTGGGCAGAATGCATCTTATGAAATGAAACGTATACGTAAATGGACGGAGTGGCAAGCAATGCCGCACCGTGAAAAATCATTATACGACGAATTTCAGTTTATCACAGTGATGGCTAAAAACGCGGGAATACCAAGAATATTTATAGATGATGCGATGGCCATTCACAAAGACATTTCGAGTCAAAAAATGTTTCGCGGCATGAATCGTGACGGTATTAAAGCGGCGTCAATTTACATATCATGCAGATTGAACGATTGTCCACGAACATCTCATGAAATCGCGGAAATATTCAAACTGGACAAAACAAGTGCGACAACCGGATGCTCTATGGCGGTCAATATATTGTCGAATCTCGATCGTAACGGCTCGAAAATCAACGCGACATCTGATGATTTATGTGCTACAACACCCGGATCATTTATAGACCGATTCTGCAGTCGTCTAAGTATAAATACCGAACTGACCACATTGGCGAAATTTATAGCATCTAAAATAGAGGCGAGTGGATATATAAGCGACAATACACCACAATCGGTAGCGGCTGGTATAATTTACTTTATCGCACAATCGTGTAACCTTCCGATCACAAAACTGAATGTGAAACAAGTATGTGGAGTCAGTGAAGTAACGATCAATAAGTGCAGTAAAAAAATGGAAACCATTCAAGATAAGTTAATACCAAGCTGCATTTTAGCAAAATACGGGACAGCGTAAATTCCATGGATAATGCTAACCAACGACGAGTCGCGCGTCAACCAAATGATAAATATATAGCGATAATAATTATATTGTATAACACGGCATGTCGAAAATGGTCGAAAATATAACGATTGAACTAGATAAACGTGTGCCCAAATTGATTTTTATTATTCCATACAGAGACCGAGAACAACAGCTTATTTTTTTTAAGCGTCATATGGCCTATATATTAGAAGACATGGACAAGGCGGATTATGAGGTGTTGTTTATACATCAAAAAGATACACGCGCATTTAATTGCGGCGCAATGAAAAATATTGGTTTTTTTGTAGTTCGAGACAAGTATCCGAATGATTACAAAAATATAACTCTTGTGTTTAATGACGTTGATACACTCCCGTTTAGCAAAAATTTTATCCCATATGAAACCAAACCAGGAATAGTGAAGCACTTTTATGGATTTCAATATACACTTGGTGGGATTGTATCAATTACGGCCCAAGATTTTGAGAGAATCAACGGATTTCCTAATTTTTGGGCATGGGGATACGAAGATAATATGTTGAACGACAGAGTAAAGAATGCGCGATTAACGATCGATCGAAGCGTGTTTTTCCCATTCGCCGATAAAAACATTTTGCATTTTTATGACGGATACATGAAACAAGTAAATCGATACGAGTTTGATCGCTATGCTCGTGGGACGCGCGAAGGAATCCATTCTATATTTAAACTCGCATATAAAAAGAATAATGATACAGGATTGATCGATGTAACATCATTTGAAACGGGAACAGACGAAAATAAGCAATTAACATACATGCATGACCTACACAAGGGAACAACCCCATTTAACAACATTAGAACAAATCGAGGTGCATCGATGAATCTATTTCTATAAAGTTTCGGCGGAGGATAATTCGACGATTTTATAAGTAATACCAACCTTGTCGTGTGATTCCCATATACCCGAAATTTTGAGTATAAGGGATGCCTTCGAAGCATCCAAATTCCTTCGGGTATCGCCGACCGAGTTTCCACGATCAACCTGCTCCGTATACACGCGTATATGCCTATTAGATAATTGTTTAAATAAAGACAATTCAAACTGCTTTTCACAATGGTGATATTTATTATACAGAGTTAACAATGCCGTCTCGAGTAAACCAAAATCTTGTGTGAGAATAATATTGGAGGGATTATTATGTAGCAATGTTCGTATGTGATTGATGTGTGTAGGTTTTGTAACAGGTCGTTTGTCTATAACCGCGGGGAACAATAAATAAAGCCCGTTCATCGTAAAACAGTCGGTTGAATAAAGTATCTTCGTAAAATCGCCGTCCATAATAGTGTTTTGTTTTGCATAGAGAAATCGTATATTATCGTATAATCGAATCTCGTTTTCCGACTTTAGGTCGTCAATATTTAAATATAGATTCATCTATATTTAATATACAAGAACGGTTTATATCGTTATGTGTGCTATTTCGGAACAATATATTTTTGGACTATCCCGAGAATCTTTTGATGTTCTTCGTCATTATTAAATATGATACTAGTCCCTTTAACCGATTCTACCTTTCTATTGGTATTCTCAATTTGACTAGTAAGATGTTTCATTACATCTTCAACCTTCTTTTTGATCGAATCTGAATTGTTTAAATTCGACTGATTTTTTACAATCGCTTGAATATCTGCTTCATGTTTGCGCACTAAATCCATCACACTCTTCGAAGAACCCACACTTTCATTCGAAATAATCGTTTTGATGTTTTCATATGCATTTGTTGTATATTCATCTGCAATCGCATCTAATTGAGCGCGTTTCTCATCATTGTTCATACCCTCAATGGGAGATTTGATAAATGCGCGAAAAGATAAATAGAAAAAGAATAGGAATAATGAAACCAGGAAAATGTTTTTATAATCAAAATGTGAAAATAAATGACTCATTAATATATATATATTATACTATATAATGTCCGGGAATAGTCTAAATAAATCGTCATATATTTCGTGGAAAGGGAAGACATTTGGTCAAATATCCACATCTATCCAAAAAAATAACAATTCAGAAGCGATAATGCAACAGTCCCTGCTATTTATACCGCCGCCGCTGAAAATATATCGCCGCGAAATAAATACGGCCACATTGAGTGTAAATTCGACGAAACATTCATCGTCAATCGACGAATTAGATCGCCCGGGTGGGTATTTAGTAATTCCACATGCGACGGAATGTGACTGTAGTGGAAATGTGAACACCCTTGATAACAATATCCCAAATAATCGAACCGAGACGGGGGAATGTTGCAACCCGAACGCCATGTTAGATCCGGCGTCAGTTGCGCGTCGCCGAATGAGAAGTTCGGGGCGTATTCGAAAACCCGTAGATAGTGCTGCATCGGCCGCGCCCTATTGCACAACATCCCAAGAATATCTGAATACTCGTGGAAAAACGTTCGATCAGAACCAGTTTCATTACTTTAAATCCGGAAATCCCCTTGTTAAACCGGGTGCACCAGGGAGCAATGCGAATAAATATGCGGCGAACGTGGAAAGTGGGACATTCTGTCCAAATAACCCGAATTATTATGTGGAAACCCAATTTAAGCCGAATAATTATAACTATTCTCAGGACGGCGGCGTATCTTCGAGTGCACGAACCGCGCGGCTAAATTATAATACGATCACTACTAACGGTGGTCTGTATACAAGGGCCTTCGGACCAGAAGTAGGTAATGCATTAGCATACGGTGCATCGAGTGATGCATATACGATCAAGAATAAGATTGGCTTTCCGGCGCCATGTGATACAAAATGTATGATTAAGTAAACTTCGGTTCACTTCAAATTTAGGCTTCGCCTTCGGCTACGGATCAATTCAAAACTCATGAATATCCAATAATTTCAAAATACGTATAACTATTTTGAAATTGAACTCCTTCGCCTTTGGATCGCTTCAAAACGCTTCCTCTTCTAAAAATACGTTTGTATTCGCAATATTATGGAAGGATACATTGTATTTTTCGCACCACAATACACACTTTTGAACATTTTTTTTGATTAGCCCCTCTACCTTGTCGTTTTTATGATAGGATTCAATTAAAAATAAAGTATAATGAATATTTTCGATTTGTTGTTGGCCGAAAATAGCATTGTATTCCTCGATCTTCATTGTAAACAATAGAGACATGGGTATGTTAAAAAATCGCTCGATACGTTGTCTCGAATCAGATAATAATAACTGCGAAAATGCACCATGGAGTAGCGGATACATTTTTTCCAATGGTATGTTCAAAAACCCCTTGCACACCAAATATTTTTCAGAATTCGCATATCGACTCGTTTGCGGTTTTGTAATATATACTTTTTCATAGCAAGACGAAAGAAGCGCCAACATATCAATTGTAGGATGTGTAAAACAATCGAACATTTTTAATATAAAACATCCTCCTTCACATTGCATCACTAACGCATAGACAATCTGACCAAATAATAATTTTATGATATGATGTTCTTGATTGTTAAAATCGCTCGAGAAGTCAAATCCGCCGTCCCCGGTAACAATGTGCATAGATCGGCCGTATTTATTTTTGCAATATTCGAAATTATCGAGTTTCAATATATTACCGGTTCCATCTGCGCCGTTTTCAATGTGCACGTTTCGATTCTCGCGCAAAAATTGCTGACTTTTCTTCCAAGCAGGGACATTGGTATCGTTAACATCGTCCAAAATGGACATTCCTGTATACGTGTCGAGTTTATTTTCGCGCATATGAGATAAGGCTTCAATGAAGCCTCCGGGTCCCTCGGCCAGATGAAAACTGCGAATACCGGATTTGCTTGAAGTAATAGAACGCACATCTAACAGTCGAAAAAAGGATGTGAGTTCGACCATTTTAAAATAAGACCGCGATAGTGGCTTTCGTTTCGCAACACTTTTCTTCTTATTAGGCACGCATGTATGAATATATTCGTATGGATTCGTGTATCTTTTATATATATCCCAATTGTCTGCATGAAGCTGGATTCGCTGTTTAATGTCTCCCAAATAATAGGAAAGAGACCCTGATATATCCGGAGATTCTTGGGCAGTTGTCGTTAATTTACATGTTAAAAAAGAATATAAATCAGGTGTATTTCGTGGTAATTGAAAATGTATCATAATATAATAACAGGTCGGTATATAATATAAATGTCGTATGTTTATATATTTTGAATATACTAACATAATATAGTCCTTCGACTAACGTTTTCGTCCAAATTTCAGAAAATTTTGGCTATGGGCTCATTCATGTCGGCGGCTTCGGACGACGAATAACCACCTTTTTGGGAGCGGCTACCGTGGGTTCAATCATATTTATTGTCGAGTCGTCGATCGTCGTGTTATCAACACGCCCAATCACAAGTTTCACTTTTTTTCCGGGAAGTTTTCGAATCACTGATATCTTGTTCATCTGTGTATCGGCTAGTTTTTCATCCTCTTTTTGCACCCGGTTAATAATTTCGTCGGCTTCTTCGTCATCAGCGCTACGTCGCATCATTAGTTTCGCCGCCTTTTCTGCGTTCACATTGTGTGTTTTGCGGAATACGAAATATCGATTCAAGAACGAAATTCGCTTCTCTTCGTTACTCATATTTGGCGCACTTTCATATTCGGATTTTATACGCGAATTGCGTGATATCTCAGATTCCATGGATTTATATAGTTCATCAAATAAACCCGTCCCGTTCGGTAACCCGATAGATGACGCCTCCTCCTTGGTGATTACAGTAAACCCATAATTTTCCATGATTCTCTGAAGATACTTGAAATTGACCAAATATTCGCGAAACTCCTTATTGATACTCTCTTGATAGACATCAATCGGATATCCAATCGAGTATTCATCCTCCGGAAATCCCGTATGTGGATACTGTTTCGTTATTTCAAATATTTTTTCACCATTACGCATAATAGTAACACCTTCACCCATGGATTTATTCGCCAACATTTGAAAGACAGTTTGTCCATCATAACATGTGCCTATAAAGTATCCATTCAGTTTAGTGCACTCGGCGACGTTTTGCAAGAATGTGTGCATGATACGTTCACTTTCGAAGAAGTAATGCAGCGCAAATTGCACTGAGCTAATATCAAACCCATTTTCACCGACGCCGAACCATTTATACACGCCGGCTCCTAATTCATCCTTATCCTTCGCACCTTGTCCAAAGATGGCTCGAGAAATCTGTTTGTCGCGCTCAGAATAACCCGCTTTTCCTGTGCGAATATTCATTTTACTATTTCCTACCGCAAACATAGCATCCGGCATCTTATTGTATTTTCTGCGGAAATTCAAATATCGGGCACATGCACCGTCCAACTGATTTTCGATATTATCGGGAGATACATCCATACCAAATACAAATTCTAGATTCGCCGCGATCCACTTGGGAAAATCGCCCGCCTTCCCTACCGCATAATCGATGAGCGTATGTCCGCGATTACCTACACCCAATATCAGCTTTCGCTTAACATAAAGATTATGAAAGTTGCGAAGCGCACGAGTATTGGTGTCCTTTCCGGTTCGGTTGTAATAAACATCTTCGTCTCCGGAATATGCTGGTATTTCTTGTCCAGTCGTAATCATTTCGCGTGTAATTGGGTTGTGAATGGATCGCCAATTACTATTCGCGACGTGATATGCATTTCCATAATTCGATGCACCTGAGCGCAAATCATTGGTTTTATCATAACGAACTCGCAACGGAACCCATCGCCACGGGCCAACCTTTGACGGATCGTAGCTAAATTCCACGATCATGTCTTCTTCGAAATATTCATTTTCCGTGGTTAACAATACCATTCCACCCGTTCCATTATCACACAATTTTACGTTGCACAGTGATGCATTGGGATCATACGGGTTTGTTGGTTGAAATGGGACTGGCTGATAATTACGTTCATTGTCCTTGTCGCCGGGAGTGGGCAATTGGTCATTGATCACATCCAACATTGGATTTATGTATCCATGTTCAAATCGGTTGAATCCGCATCTCAATACGAGTGTTTTATATTGGACCATGTTTTGCGAAGTGGCCATATTAACACCATCTTGGAATACGTTATGTATTTCATCCTTGCCGGTTTTATCCTTTTTCACAGAAACCAGGAAATCGATCGTATTGAATTCCGGGGGTTTCCATTTGAACGACAATGGCCATGTAAATTTATTCAACGGTCCAGCGTGACCCGATCTCTCGCCTCCGACACCAGTCGACGTCGGGGTGAAGATGAGACCATCTGTATTATATTCATATGACCCGTCACTTACTCTAGACAAAATAGTTGAGCAATGATTGAATATAGATCCGTCGCGACTAGAATAAAACTCCTTACACTTGATAGTCAACCAACATGCGTGTTTATGCACACTGTCTTTCGACGCATTTTTTTTATGTGGGTCGCTATTACCAGACTCCTTGTCAAGCACAGATATCGGTTTTAGCTTACGTATCAAATCTTGTAATAATGGAAATCGGAAGTTGGCGGGCAGATCGGTATCTAACATTGGTGCAAAATTCAATTCGCGCACGCTTTTACCGTGAATGAAATACACATCAAATGCCGCATACAAATTCACAAACTTGCCCATTTTATCATATTTAATGTGCTCTCCATCAATAATTGTGTGAAATAGTTCCTTGTCTAGAGTCAGCATACCGGTGAATATTATGTTCATATTTGTATCAATCATATACATATGACCATTTTGCGCGATATACAACAATTTACGATCGCCGTCGGCCTTGTCTGTTACGGTATAATTTTCGCGAATATTCGGCACACTTAATGAGGATTCGCCGCCATTTTCAGGGAGAGGGGCGATATTGCTCAGTTGTAATGTATACGAAGAAGGCCCAATGAAATGTCGAGTCAATTTGCGTTTTGCAATATTTCGTTCGCGATCATCCTTGTTAAACAACTTGTCGGCATATTCTTTTCCCGATTCCTCGCCAAACGCACAAAGGATATATTGTCTCAATACACGGTCGCGTTCGCTGTATGTTATCGGGTAACTTGTTCCTTGCAATCCACTCAATACAATGCGCGTGCATTTACGTATCGCATCCATCAACTTAGCCGCCGTGCTATACGATGTTCCTGGTCCGACACGCGAGTTGTCTATTTCCAATTCGACCTCGTATGTTTCCGGGCTAGAGAATACGCGGGCCTCTTGAATCGTAAATTGGGGGATAGGAACTCGGCGATCGGTCTTTGCTGAGCCTTTTACAATACTAATATCGAGAAATATAGGGAGCTCCGGGTGTCCGAGGCGCACGCGATTAATATACCGAAACGTTTTCTTGGTATCCATCCATTTGGATAGAATCTGTTTTGGTGTCTCGGATCGAATCGTATAATCGTTTTCATATTGATAAGATACTCGAAAATTGTGATCAGGGAACTCGACGGGCTTCAATGGCTTATTCGTATCACGGTCTTTGCCTATAAACGGAGGTGATTTACGGGTAAATTTAATCTTGTCGGAGGCCAGTGTAACATCCATCGAAGAAAGCGCAAGCATACCTGGTTTATTCTGAATGGTCGTTGATGGAAGATCAATCAACTTTTGCAAATTATTTGTGCGACAATATTCGCGTATTAAATCTACTCCCACTATTTCAGCGCGAATATTAGACATACGAATCTCGCCGGTATTACGGTTGGTTTCTTCGCTGTTAATACGTAGTAAACTTAATCCATCTGGCTGAGTTGTCGAAAATCCGGCATTATAAAATTGTTTTACAACATTATCATAATCAATCTTGGATATTGGCCGAGCATTTTTCGGATTGGTTCCAAATCGAATCTCGAGTTCACTCACGCGCCCACGCCTATTGAAATGCGGATTATCGGCTAAATAAAATTCCACCATGGCCTCAAAATCAGATGCAGAATTTAAGGGTCGATCATTGCCGGACTTTCCACTCGCATCACCTACGTTTTTATCAAACGGTGATGGCGTCGGAGACTTCGGTTCCATTCCAGGGGGCGGTCCTTCCGGAGATTTCGGTTCTATTCCGGGGGGCGGTTCTTCCGGCGAACGCGGCCATTTGATAGAATCTGTATCCGGTGTTTCACTCATAATATATAAATGGTATATCTTATTCATATATTATTTTTCATCTTTATTATCAATTTTGTATCAACATTTTCACCAACTTATTTATAATCACGTCATACCAATCATTTTTTTTGGGTTTGGATTCGACGGGTTTCACGCCTAACTTCAGACCCATTTCTTCCAACTCGGGGATTTTGTATGTAGAAACGCCTTTCAACAACTTTGGTAAAAAGGGATCGACTTTTAATTTGCTCGCAATAATATTCGCAATTCGTTCCGTGTCCGTTGGTATGAGGTCGACCGAAAAATGACCATCTTGGTTGCGTTCAAATACGTGCGTTTTATATTCAGGGTCCACGGTAAAAAGCATATAGATCTCGTCTTGAATCACAACCGCATTGATTTTATAATACATGCACATTACGTGGAAAGCATACCATGACGTCTTTTTATTGATCATCATTTCGGCGGTGGTTTCCTGAATGCGAACATTGGACAATTTCACGTCGTTCGAATGAGCGCAACTTTTAATTAAAGATTGATTCTTTTGGATATACGCTAATATGTCCTGTTTTTCTTGGAGTTCGGCGTTTTTATATTTTCCACCAATGAGTGTATATTCTGATTCGCCGTAGTGAACAACATATGCAGACCAAAACAGGGTATCCTCCTTGCGAGGAGAAAATAGCCCTCTACGGGTCGATGGCATCACAGAAGAATTCCTTGGACTAACCTCTTCGACATTAGCTACATTTTTCACTGGTTCACCACCCTGAACCGGTCGCTCTACTTCGGCTCCACTCACGCTCACTCCAAACTCCGGGGTAGTGCGAATAATTGGCGAATGTTCTGTGATAAACCGCTGAATATAATTTTTATTGAGCATATACGGTTCACATGAATATATTGTATCAGGATTATCAAATTTATTATGTTTATAAAAAATTTGATTCAGTAGCGTGCAAGCCATGTTATAATAATAACATCGCACATCTTTAATTCATTTTGCTAATTACATTGGCGCTGGGACAGAATAAGCATCCGATTCGTCGAAATAGGCCTTTACATAGTCCTTTTTCTGGGTTTCAATTTCACGAAGAGCATTTTCCTGGTCTTGCACATAACCTAGATATTCCTTTATTTTGGGCAATACGTCCTTGGGAAGGAAGGATAAATTCACGTAGACACCACTTTTGTTTTCATTCAATTTAACATCGGGATGTGTGTTTAATATTTTGAGAATTTCGATTTGGTGGTTCTTGGGCATCTTCTCAATTTGGGCCTTTAAATTTTCAAGTTGTTGGGTAGATTCCATGTCTTTATTCGAAATCGAGCGATATGTTTATATGGTTTTTGATGAAAATGGATGAACCCTTATATGACGCGTAGCCAATCGAATTTTACGGCGCTAACGTCCCAAGAGAATATATAGTAAATGCGGGTGTTGCAATGTTAGTACAAACTGCGATAAATATTATACAATGACCGCCAGCGTCTACCGTGTTTGCGGGTGCTGTAGGAATGAGCGTATTATTGGTTCCTTGCAAAAATGTAATCTTTCCCGACGAAGTATTATTATTTTTTATTCGAAATTCGAAAGAACTGCCTACAATACAATTTGGTATGAGATTATATATACTGAGAGCAGTAGGAAATGTATCGTTTATTGCACTGCTATTTCCCGAACGAAGTATCAATCCGCCAAGGATATTAATTGCGTGATATGAAGTATCTCCTACGGTAGTTATAGGTGATACTACAGTATATGGAAACATATAGTTACTAAACGTAGTTGTTGAGTTTAAATAAATACCCTTGGCTACGTTAGCCGATAAGTTTATACCCCCCGCTGATGTAGTTAATCCGATCGCATCACTACCTGTCCCGCTCGAATTTAATAAGATGCTGGAATCGTATGCGCCGGTCAATGTAATTGTTAAATCCTCATCTACTGCTGTAGACACTCTAGAAATACTTTGAGCAGACAAATTAACAACAGCTAGTGTATTACTCGTCGTATCGTATGCAAATTCGGCTTCTGCGGATAAAACGCCGTTTGTCCCAGTATAAATTACACGACCAGATGTTAATGAATCAGCAGTTAGTGTTGATGCTCGCAAATCATATGATCCAATGTCTACGTTAGATGCAGCATGTTCTATTATATATTGATTCTGTAGAGCAGATGTAGTTAACGTTCCCGCAGAAACGTTGAGTGTTTTTCCAGAGCCAACCGTTATATTGCTGGTAGCAATCGTAGTTCCATCGATGGTTCCGCCGTTAATATCTGCTTTGGCTATTACAACGGATCCGGTTCCCTTTGCATTAAGGGTCAAGTTAATATTTGCATCGCCTCCATTTGCTGCTATAATTGGAGCATCGTCTATAGCCGCATTTGTAATCTTGATTTCATTGATAGCTAATGCGCTTGGACTACCAAACACAATTAACTCATTACCGTTTGCATCCGCGATATATCCATCGTTAACAATTTTGGGTGTTGTTAATGTAGGCGAAGTAGCAAATACAAGACTACCTGTGCCGGTCTCATCAGTTACCGCAGTTCTGAGGTTAGCAGAACTAGGAGTTGCTAAAAAGGTGGCTACATTTGCTGCTAGACCAGAGACACCCGTTGAGATTGGTAATCCACTGCAATTGCTTAAATCACCCGAAGCGGGTGTTCCCAATAAGGGTGTTACCAGTGTAGGTGAAGTAGCAAATACAAGACTACCTGTGCCGGTCTCATCAGTTACCGCAGTTCTGAGGTTAGCAGAACTAGGAGTTGCTAAAAAGGTGGCTACATCGGTTCCTAGACCAGAGACACCCGTTGAGATTGGTAATCCACTGCAATTGCTTAAATCACCCGAAGCGGGTGTTCCCAATAAGGGTGTTACCAGTGTAGGTGAAGTAGCAAATACAAGACTACCTGTGCCGGTCTCATCAGTTACCGCAGTTCTGAGGTTAGCAGAACTAGGAGTTGCTAAAAAGGTGGCTACATCGGTTCCTAGACCAGAGACACCCGTAGATATTGGTAATCCACTGCAATTTGTTAAACTACCCACAAAATTCACTGTCGTTAACGTATTACTACTGGGATTATAGGTTAATCCAGTCGCGGTATTATCAGTAAATAATGCTTTATCGCCAGTAGCGCCTGCAGAAAATGTTGGATAATACGATACATTATCATTTTTGGTAGATAATGATACCTGGGATGCAGCACCCGTAACTGTGCCGATGACGTTTCCATATATGTTTCCAAATTTATTTGTAGACGAACCTAATTCGTAGGTGTTATTTGTTTTTGGGATAATATTGGAAGCAATATACCCGTTTAGACTAATATCATCACTCGAAGCATTACCTAATGCAACCGTGCCGTTTAATGTAGTTGCTCCACCCACATTTAATGTTCCGCTCGCCGCCAGATTGTTAGTATTAATTGTGTTAGCTGAAATATCTGCCTTCACCGTCCCCCTTGTCCCCGAATATTGTCCAATTGTGTTAACCGATGCATCCGTCAAATACATAAACGTGCTATCGGTAGCATCGTAACCAAAAAAGTTAAACGGTGTGAATGGATTATCGGTCGTATACAAATGTATACCTCTATCCGACGCATTTGTCGGATAACCCTTTCCTATTTCAATGACCGGATCGCCAAGAAACACTTCGGTTGAGGTAATGGTTTCAATATTCCCTTGAACACTTAAACTGCCGGCAATGACCACACTACCAGAACCATTGGGGTCAAGTGTAATATTACCATTTGCTCCATTAGCAATTGTAATCGACCCAGAATTGGTTCCGTCGTTGGTATTCAATATCAAATTACCTGCGCCATTGGATGATATGGTAGCGGTAGCACCGGAATCGCCTACGATAACTTTATCTGCAGATAATACGACCTTACCGGTTCCATGCGGAAGCAATGTGATATTTTGATTCACACCCTTCACAATCGTAATCGACCCAGAATCGGTTCCGCTGTTAGTATTCAATACCAAGTCACCGGCGCCATTTGACGATATCGTAGCGGTAGCGCCCGAATCACCAACAACGACGGTATCTGCAGATAATACGACATTACCGGTCCCATTTGGAACCAATGTGATATCTTGATCCGCTCCATCGACGATTGTTATAACTCCGGTGTTCGTATTACCCGTTTGCAAAATAAGATCATTATTCCCGTTTGATTGGATAATACCATTGGCTCCTGTATTACCAACGGTCATTTTACCAAAATAAGCACTTCCATAATTTCCCGTAAAAATATCGGTGGTTGTATTCGATGCATCTGGAATGAATACAAATCGGTCCGAGCTCTGTTCATAGCCGAAAAACCCCTGTCTCGAAGCGTCGGTTACATAATTGAATGAAATACCTCTGTCTAAACTATCGGGTACGTCGTTTGATCCTAATTGGAGAACGGGGTTCTTAATCACGATTTTTGAAGATTCAACCTGAAGTTGACCTGCAGATAATGTCCCGCCTATAGAGAGATTTTTGGAAAAATTACTGTTGCCGGATACATCCAATGTACCATTAATAAATGTATTTCCGGTCTCCTTATCTAGCGTAAACATCGGTGCTCCGGGCGTGTTGTAATAATTGGCTTCGATTGTCCCCGTATTGCCCTTTGGTATATAGAAAGCGAAATTTACCGATAAGTCGGAGAGGGCGGATGTTCGTACGACCGATGCGGGGGTGGTCGGACTGACGGTATAAGTTCCCGATACGTCAATCGTCGGCGAAAACCCACGCGGGCCTCTATCTCCTTGAGGTCCAGACGGACCCCCTACACCTTGGATTCCTTGAGTTCCTCGGTCCCCCTTAACGCCCTGAGGACCTTGTGGGCCAATCGGGCCAGTATTTCCCAATTGAATATATGTCGGTGTTGTAACGGGCATTATAAAAATAATGTATATATTATAGCCAATTATAATATAACACGAATTTGGAGCGAGCCAGAGCGTCAGCGAAGCCTAAGTTGAGCGACTGAACTCCGTAGACGTAGTCGAAGGAGTCGTGTCGAACTCTACAATCATCTAAATTTAATCGACTTTGAGAGGAATGTTTGTGTTCGCCGATTAAATTTATAAAATTGAATTCATTTTTGAATTATAAAATTAATACACATACTAGATAATTAAAAATAATGCCTACATCATCTTACGATAGTTTCAAGCGAACCGGAGCGTCAGCGGACGAATATGATCCAAGGGATGATTTTATAATTTATGTATTTGTATATAGGCCAATTATATTGATATTCTGTTTAGTTGTGATCCAAATTTTGTTATTCAGGTTGGGCTTGGTTGTATAAAATTCAAATCCTTACATTAACTTACCAATTGTGCAAATAAATTCATCATGGAGTTCATATCGAACACCAATTACTCTTGATGTTATTTTTTCACCTTCTTTGACCTCATTGAGACGATTATCGAGATGATGGTGGTCGCGTGCGATAAACATCGTAATAGGCATATTACCGTCATCGTCGATTACTTGTGCGTGAATGCCCGCCTTTGTAACGGTTTTGCATATACATTCAACCAACATACCTTCGACTGGGTGGCACGCCATGCATTCAAATACGACCTTAAATTCAACAACGTCCGAATTTACATTTCCGCTCGAATAGTTGATAATGGTGACCGATCCAGGTTTAATATATCCTTCGTTGATGCATTTTCCGGTAATTTCGGCGTTTATTTTACGCTCCAGATTTTGCTTCACATTCTTGCCGATTTCAACAATAGATAAACATACCTTTTTGTCTAAAATCGACTTCATATAGACACCGAAAATTTTACGTTCGGATTCCTTTTTTTCGGACGGACCGGACTTTTTCACCGTTTTTCGAATAATAGTAGTAGACATTTGTTCCTTAACAATATAATATGAGCGATATTTTATATTGTTTAAACTTCAATTTTGTATGGACGGTTATCGTATTCCTATAATCATCCCTGACAAGGAAATGTTTTTCTTTTTGAAAAATTCTCTCGCAAGTGCATTCATTTTTGTATATAGTATACAATCCTTGATTTTACGTTTGAAGTCGGCGTTCTCGGTTAAACATAACAAATCATAGAAATAATAATACGCGTCGTGCTCTATTTTGCACTTGTATTCTTTTGGAATATGATTGTGTTCTATGAATTCAAATACGTCGACGTATTTATTCATATCGATCAAAGATCCATCTGTTCTATAATTCAATGGTTTGTAAAGTTTGTCCGTAGCAGAGTTACGTATAATAAACATATCTATCAATTTCTTGTATTTTTCAATATTGTTTAAATTTGGCTTGTTTAATATTGTGATGAATTTGTCGGTTAAAAACCCAAGATTCGGCGATGCCGTGCTGCACGCCATAACATATTTCGTTTTTCCAATGAGAGTTGATAATAAATTAGTGTATGAAGTATAACAAGAATCGAGTATGAGTAGTTCAATACCTCTGATATTCTCAAACATTTTGGTTTTAAAGTTGTATTTCTGGTTTTCAAATAACCAATAGGAGTGTCCGCCGTAATATAGAATGTTTTTTTTTCCAGGGACATAACAATCGGCATACAATTTTTCTATTCCGGTTTTTATGTTTTTGTAATTAATTTTCATTCGATCGATTTTCGTTGACGTATATGTATTCCTGTTTATGTTGATCGATTGACTATCGTAGAAATTTTTCGAATGATAAACAATATTTATAGGAATTGTATTATTCGCATCTAGTAGACCTCCAATATCTAAAAAAAACGACGACCGAAGGCTTTTATCGTCTTCACACACAAACATCATTATATTGTAGTCCATTTTATTGTAACCGATGAAAATAATATATATTTTATACAGATATATTATTGTGGGTTGTGGGAACTATTTCCTAAAATCGTGCACCAATAAATGAATGATTTATACAGTTTGGAGCGATCCGTAGCCGAAGGCGAAGCGTAAGTTAACTTCATTATCGTAGAATGGGTGAATATTCAACAGTGTAAAATTGATATTTATAGCATTATCATAATATAATTCAACTCTTGATATATTATATTAACACCACTTTCTATTTCCATAACACTTTCATCAAAAATGGACGAAATCGATATCGCACTAACCGATATTCGGATTCAGATTCAGTCGATACAATGTAGGATTGTGCATAACGAATTGAATGTAATTCACGATAAATTAAGTATCATCGAAGCGTGGCTTCGAGATAATCCGCCAGATAATGAACCCAACATATCTGAAAATAAACCTCCAGCCACCGACGCCTACATTTCACTCCAACCACAACCTGGATTCCAGCGAAAAAAAAGACGATTATATTGAATGTTCGTCTGCATGAAGTTGCGCAACAATTTGTTCATATTTTACAATCTCTTCTTTCGATCCTAATAAAACGGGCGTCCGTTGATGAATATTTGAAGGAACGATGTCCAAGATACGGTCCATACCCATTTTCGCAACAATAGCCATACCACCGGCCTCCTCTAAAATCATGGCCATGGGAAAGCATTCATATAATATGCGCAGTTTACCGTGCACATTTTGCTCGTCCCATGGATAACAAAACATTCCACCATACAATAGTGTGCGGTGAATATCAGATACCATTGAACCAACCCATCGTTGACTATATTTTGTAGTTTTTGTCCGATATTGTTCAATGTATGTTCTGATATCAGCCCCCCATCTCCCGCAATTCGATTCATTCACACTGTATATTTTCTTATGTTTTGTAGTAATGTCCAAGATACCCGTATGTATATATTCACTCGTTTTTGTATCCAACGTAAAACGGTGCACCCCGAGACCCTTCAATGAGATTACCAAATCAGTGGATCCGCCGTATAAAATATATCCTGCACATAAAATATTATTACCGTTTCGTAATACGCGGTGTTCGATCGATTCTGTCTTATTTATATCCAAGGTGATCGAGAAAATTGTCCCAACTCCGCAATTGCAATCGATATTCGATGAACCGTCCAATGGATCAAACGCGACAATATAATTCCCACTATGGCTATCGTCGACAACGATTACATGATCATTTTCTTCAGATAATAATAACGAACATGAACCAGATTGAGTTAAATTCTCAATCATAATATCATTTGTTAACACGTCGAGTTTTTTTTGTTCGTCACCCGAACTATTTTGGACCCCTCCGTGAAAAACACCCGTATTATTATCCAATGCGACGCGATTTACTAAATGTTCAATTTCAATCCCACTTTTATCAATCGCTGAAAGGATCTGAACCATATTTGAATCGACGCCGTGATCACGTAAAAAGTGACCAAGATTCATACTATATGAAATATACATATTTTATGAACCGCGAATAATATTATGTGAAACTAAATTTTTCTATATTTGGATATTTTATTGTATTCCGCTTCTTCGGGGTTTAAAAACCAAATTTTACCACCTGCATTTTCGGTTGTGCGGTGACGTAATATGATTTCAACAATTACACATAAACCCAATTGCATGGTTTCTTTTGTATTATCCAATGTATATATGGTCGCCCCGCCGGCGTCGGATGTCTCCAATATTTCGTTCAACCGCTTTATAATATCTCCCTTACCCGGAGTTTGTCCGCTCAGTCTGGTCCCCGTATTATTTTGCATTTGCGTCACGTCTTTGATGCGGAATACCATTTCCTTTCCCGTTCGAAACATGTCTATGAACCCAATAATTCTAGAAAAGTTCGCACTTTCGCGTTTAAATTGTTGATTCAATAATCCCGCCTCCTCAAAATTACGTATATCTTCTGGTTCTGCAGGAATCCAATTTGTTGGATCATCGGAAGATTGCATATACAAATCCCACGAGCTCTTACCAGCCAACATAAATAACGATTTGTTACGCAAGGTCATCATTTTCGTATCCAGGTATTTTTTAATCGCGGTCTCTGTTTCGCTGAAACCAGATTCGGGACGTATCTTGGTATATAGATGAGATATCACGGCCAATTTTTCATCGGGCATTAACATATCTATATTGTGCCGTATAAAATGATCGACCAAATCACCCAAACCGATTTGATGAACGGTTTGCAAGTGGTTGACTACACGACTCGCGTGTTTATACCAGTCTTGTTCGCCCTGTTTAACCGTCTGCTGCGTAGTTGCAGCAGATACATTGGCCTCAATCGATTTCAAAATGGTCTCGTAATTAGAAGTTTCCGATTTTTCTGCTACAGACTCTTGGGTTTTCGACGGAAACTCTTTTGGTATTTCCATAGACACCGAATAATTTTTATAATCGATAGGAACCGATCGTTCGAAGACAGTCACATTTTCATCATTTATCTCAATTGGCTGAAATGCATATAACTCGTGTTTATTTACCATATTTCCGCGCCTTCCGTATCGGTCAAACAAATATTCCGTTTTATTTTTCACAAACGAGGTGAGAGCGGCGTAAATTTGAGTGATCGGATATTGTTTCGTAACATTAATTTGTTCGATTAGTTCGGTTAATGAGTATACAGCTTCTCCCTTGGTTTCGTCTCGGAATAACTGGCGAATTCGTCGCATAATACGGTCATTGTTCGACTGGGCATACTGCATAGAATATGTTTCTTGGACATTTTCGCGCGCGATTTGCTTACCTGCGTTACATTGAAATGTGCAGTTATCCATATAATCGCATAAATCCGTATGTGGGCGATCGCCAATATTATAGGGAATTTCTAATCGATCGGTAGACAGTTCGATCTGTATCTTCTGATTTGACGCAAGTTCGAGCAATTTGTCTACGGTAAAATTCGTTTGTTTAATATTTAACGCGCAGTCTACAGCAGTCTCCTTTAATATACGCGTGACTTCACCAATCCGTTCTGCCTTTTTCTTGGCCAATCTGTAAACATATACATCTGTTGCCTCCTCTGTCGGTGACCCCTTTAATATAGACCCGTGCATATAGATTTCAACGTTTCGCATCTTAAACGGTAGACGACAATGACTCAAATTACGAACGCCGCGGCCAATAACCTGTTCGATGCGGTTCATATTATACCAGGGTTCCAAAATGTGCAACTGGCGAATACACTTGAAATCTAATCCCTCTGATCCCGCCTTGGAAATTAATACGACCTTGACCATCTCACCATTCTTATTCATCAAACCGGTAATATCTTTCATATCCGCCGCATTTTGTGGTGAATATGCCTTATCACCGGTAATCATCACGTATTTTGCTGGTCTAAATCCAGTAGGCGTCTTACTTTTGGGTAGCATTGTAAGCGCATTGATGGGTTCAACCGGAGGCTGGCGAAACAATGAACGAGTGTTCGCCGACGTGCCGTGACGTGTAAAGCCCATTTCTTCAAGTGCGAGCGCCATGGGGACAATTCCACCATCAATATACTGGGAATAAATCATTACAATCCCGGTAGAATGGCGAATAATTTCACATATACGGGCAATTTTCGCACTATATTTTGAAATTTCAGAGGGGCTAAAAATACGACCGTATTTTTGTTGTATTTCAGGTCGATATTCAAAATTATATTTTGCGGGATTCTTGGTCATTGACTCGTCGGTATAGGTCATAACCGTATTCATCCCACGCTTGCCGACCATGGTCGCCCGAGGATCCTTATTGTCTTCATCGATAACAGTTAGATCGGCCGTCAGTTCGCCTCGTTCAATCTGGGCGTCCAAGTTAGCACTGGGATATACCATGTTTAATGCCTCAATTGGTGTCTGTAAACGACGAAACCCAAACTTGTCGAGATCCTCGAAATTTTGTGTCGTATTCGTATTTTGCTCAATATCCTTACGTATTCCACGAATTACCAAATTATATGCCTTTTCTTGGTAATCTTCCAAACTAGTAACATAAAGGGGCATATTTTTCAAGGGGTCGTCAATATCCCGTCCATTTAATTGTATAGTAGGCAAGGTCACCTGTTTTACACTGGTTCCCATTAACGTCTGTCCCGCACGAAGTAAACTGCTAGCCACTTCAACTGGACCCTTAAATGTGCGTTCCTGTGCAAAAGTGTCGGGATATATGCGATAAGGGAAAGTATACGGATTTTCACCTCGGACATAGGAAACATACCCAATCAATTTACGATGGAGCAATTCGCGGCCTCCTTCCTCGATTATTTTTCCACTCGAGTCCATTTTTGGCTCTTTGAGCTTACCATCGGCGGTAAAAACTTCATCCTCTGTGATCAATCCGCGTTTATCATTCGCATTCATTAAATTTACTAACCATATGATTTCTGTATGGGAATTATACATCGGTGTAGCGGATAGCAATAATAATCGCATATTTATACAATGCTTGGCGAGCTTTAATAAATATTGGGCGGTTTTGCCGTCGGTATTATCTTTTGCGAGACGAATATTATGAACTTCATCGATGATAATCATTCGATTGTTGAAAAATTTGCGCATATTGAGGACCTCCTGTTTATGCGCTTCTTCCGGACTATATTTCGCATCTGCAGGTAAGGCCGTCTTTTTACGTATATAATTGGCCAATTCGACATACCCCATAAAAACATAGTATTGATTTATAATTGTTTTTATTTGACTAATGACCTTTTCTTTTGGAAGACCCTTCAAACTAGTAGGGTTCACCTCTTTCACCAAAGAATTACCAATGCATGAATCAATATTCCATACACCGTCGACCTCCCTTAATCGGCGTTCGTCAAATAATTGCAATTTAAAATTTGCTTGGACATTCGGCGCGGCAACTACAACAATACGTTGTTTAATACCAACTTGCTTCATATATGCTCGCATTTCTTCTGCAATTCCGATCGAACTGCACGTTTTACCACTTCCCAATCCGTGATATAACAACAAACTATTGTAGGGTGTTTGAAAAGATAAAAAGTTTTTAACGAATAGTTGATGAGGGAGCAATTCAAACTCGGCCTCGCACATTTTATCTGCATACGATTGAATGTCGCGTATTTCACCATCATATCGCGTCTCGTCAAACTCGTCGCGTATTGCGATTTTAGCGGCGAATGCCGGATCGTTTACCGATGGATATAAGAACGATTCTTCCGAATCCTTTTCGGTGTTCGCATCATATTCCATTTTTTCTTGTTTTCTGCGATGCATATTCGTATTCTTGGACAAAACTGCGATTGAACTGTCTGTCTGAATCGTGGATGGTTCGCTTTTGTTCAATTCTAACACTTCGGTTTGCGGCTCTTCGCCTACGTTTTCATCCACTTCACTGACGGGTTCATCCAATTTATCCGGGACATTTACGGTCGCCATAACTTCCGGAGGCTTGACTGTTTCAACAAACGGCTTTATACACTCTCCAGTTTGATTTGGTTGTGTCCCGGGTGGACAATTTAAACTCCCCCGGCTATCGCCTTCGGAGTTCAATCCAAAAACTGGATTTAAACCTACGTTTTTGTCCACGCGTGGTGGACGCCGTATTTTTATAGTTTTTCGTTTTATATTAGTAGATGGAATGATATTCGGCTGTTCCATCGCAATATACGTATATACATTAGACGTATATTTCGATTCCTTCATTTTACCATGCGAAAACTTCGGCTATCACCGACCGAGTTCACTAAACCCCTTCTGGTAACGTGTTAGGTGTTATAAATTTTCAATCGTAGTTTTTTTACCATGACATTCACGACATAATGCGACTAAATTATCAACGTGATTACTTCCGCCATATTCCAACCGAATTTTATGATCAACTTCAAACCAGGCGTTCAGTTGTTCATTGCATTCTCCGCATTTCCAATTCTGTCTGGACGCAACAAACTTTTTCTTGGTTTCACTAACGGATCGCTTCGTGCTTTTTTTACCAGAATGCATGATACGTTCTTCTTGTCGTATTTGCCGGTTTGGTATTTGCACGACATCGTGATCTCCTCCTCCATTTTGAAAACTATGTTTTGATGTAAAATCCAATATGGGCGACAACATCGAGGTTGTATTTTTATCCACGGGTAAATATTTCAAATATTCATTCGAAGTCACCAAAATATTTTGCGCATTGGCGGGATTTTTTTTGATTAATACGTATAATACAAATGCACCGAATACGACCCCTCCCATTTGAAACTGCTTTTTATACATCATCACATTTTTTGTATATTTGCCGTCTGTATACATATGAAATAGTATACCGCCTGTGATTAAAATTAACCACAATTCAACACGCATATTTATATAGTATGTATAAAATAGTCGGACCCAATGTTTTGGACAAAAATGTTGACTATGGTTTCATCAATACAACATAGCAATAAATATAATGCATACCACCGTGAAGAATGCGATAATATATTCTCTCTTAAGATGAAATTGTTCCGACAGTTTAATCTGTTTCGGCTTATAATGTGCTTTATATTGATCCAATGCTTCAAATAATGTAATTTCCTCCTTTCCAAGAATTCGGTTTATGCGATTGTGTATGAAATGAACCCACCGAATAAAGGAATCTCGATTATCTAAATAAGGTGAAACCGGAAATCGGTCCAATAAAGATATAAAATGATTGCCTATTTCGGGGTTGGGAATAAACAGCGGCAGGTTCTGTATGAAATCATAATATTTGCGTTTTGTAACAGAGTTGGGGGTAGTCGGATAGGTTTGAGCAATGGTATGTAAAACGAACCAATAAGGCGGGCCCCATATTTCAGGAAGGAGCTTTTCCGAATCAATCATCGAAAAAGAGGTAGGTATGAATGTATTTTGTATATAATTCGCGTGCTGTTCTTCCATGAAAGGAAAGTATATAAACAATTGTGAATATAATAATGTAGAATAACCGTAGATTATGCAAAAACAATCCGACGCATATTGCAATAATTGTGGAAAATCGGGTCACTTATATCATCATTGTAAATTGCCCATTACAAGTAATGGGATCATCGCATTTCGTTTTGTGGAAAACGAGCCCCAATATTTACTCATTCGTCGAAAGGATACGTTGGGACACATCGATTTTATGCGAGGAAAATATTCGGTAACAAACAAACAATACATCATAAATATGCTAAATCAAATGACTGTGGACGAAAAGTCTCGTCTACAAGCAGACAATTTTGATACTTTGTGGAATTCAGTTTGGGGAGGAAATGCTATATCTGCGCAATATAAAAGTGAAGAGTGCAGTTCACGTGAAAAATTCAACCTACTTAGATCAGGAATAATAATGCATGATGGTATATATACATTGGATGATTTGATTGCTCAAAGTAACGAACGAGAACAATGGGAGGAGACGGAATGGGGGTTCCCAAAAGGCCGCCGAAATCACCAAGAATCTGATTACGATTGTGCATTGAGAGAATTTCACGAAGAAACTGGATACGATCCGTCCAAATTGCAAAACATTCAAA